TCAGACGGCTTCCGCGGAGCTGCCCCGTACGGCCGCCACCCACTCGACGAGAAGCCGCTCGTACTCCCGGCGGCCCTCCGGCGACACCACACCGCCGTCGGCGACCAGAGCGCGGATCTCCGCGTTCAGCTCAACCATCGGGCGGGCAGGCGTCGGCTCGGTCGAAGTGGAGGTCATGTGAAGAGGCTAGTGGCATGGAGGGGGGTCCGGCTGCCGGTCGAACGTGTGGGGCCCACCACGCGCGGCCGCCGCCCCGGCAGGACAGCGCTACCGGGGAGCTGTCCTGCCGCCCGGTGAACCTCTTCACCTCGCCGCCACGTCCCGCCGCGACCGACCGGCCCGAACCCCCGTTGCCGCACGTAGACGGCGTGTGACGGGGCAGCAGGCCCGGCCGCGCAGGTCCCGACGGGCTCGCTGACGGGCTCGGTGCGCCCGGCCGGAAACGCGATGCGCGGGCTTGCGGTCCGGCGACGGCGTACCCGTGCGGCGCGACGAGAATCACATGCTTCGAGGCCCCCGGAGAACCGTTGCGGACCCTACTCGCAGCCCACCCCGTCGCCGTCACGGTCCAGATGCGGCCCGTACCCGGGCTGGCCGGACCGGATGGGTGAGGCACCGGCAGCACGAACCGCATCGCAGTTCTGGTAGTACGTCGACGTGCCGCCGGAGCCTCCATTGCTGCCGGAGGAATCGTCGCGGGCCACGGGCTTCTTCGCGGGCTTCGGCTCCGGGGGAGCGGCGGTGACCGTGACCCGCACCTTCTTGACCTTCGTGACGGTCGGAGCCGGCTCCGGCGTCGCGGTCACCGTGACCGTCGCTGTCTCCGTGACGGTGACCGTCGGCCCGGGCTTCGCTTTCGCGGCGACCGTGCGCACTTCCTGCGGCTGTTCACCGGTTGCGCCGATCCCGACGCCGAGCAGGAGCAACACGCCGGCCGCCGGGAGCACGACACGCTTCCGCGCCCACCCCGGTCCACCCGTCGAAGGCGGCTGCGGTGTGAAGTTGCCGCCCTGGCCCCAGCCGGGCTGACGCGACGGGTGCTGCGAACTGTTCCAGTCCATGGTCCCCCCAAGTGCTGTGCGGAGGCCCGACCGTAGCGACCCGACGGGGCCCGGGGGAGCGAGTTGTTCCGGTGGTGATGGAGTTGTGACCAAAGAGTGGGGGATAGGTGCTGAGTCCGTTCAGCGGATCTGCCGCCCCGAGATCGCCCGCGCGATGACGAGGCGCTGGATCTCGCTGGTCCCCTCGAAGATCGTGTAGATCTTGGGGCGACACGTGCCAGGCAACGCCGCACTCCCCTCGTTGAGAAGCGTGCGGAATCGCGTATGTGCAGCTCAGTGGCCTGCTAGGCAGTTTCGGCGGGGGTGCTTCTCAGGAGAGCGCCGGGCCGCTGGGGGTGCTTCCGCTGGCGCCTGGGGGATTCCTGGGAGATCAACTTCTCAGACTCGTCACCAGCCGGCACTGGGCCGAACCCGGCGCCATCGTCCGGGAGGCTGAACGCCGCATCCCAACTCGCCTGCAACGAGGAGGCGATAGCGAGCTCCATGCCCAACGTGGTGTGGGAGTACGTACCCTCCACTCCCTGCAGAGTGTGACCCATCCGCTCCTCTACCGCCACCCTCGGATGGCCGGCCTCATCCAGCAGCACCTTCTGCCCATGCCGCAGGCCATGGGGCACCATGCCCTCGATCCCGGCGACCGGCCGAATTCCGGGCAGCGCCCCCCGGCCTCGCACCGCCGGCTTCGGAGCCCGGCCGTCCACCATGGGATGCCACGTATCGGAGTAGAAATCGCCGCCGATCAGCAACCGGCCCCCCTTAGGCGCGGTGAAGACGAACTCGCCCGGCCTGGCCTCCACCAGCTCCCTGAGCAGATTGGCCAAGCCGTCGTTGATAATGAGCCCACGCGCTGAGTCGTACTTCGCCGGGACCAGGGTCGGCTTCCCATCGATGTACTGCGACTGATACTTCAGCAAGATCCGCGGACCCTGGCCGCGGTCGTCCAGCTGCAACCGGTCTTGAGTCAGCCCGGCGAGCTCGCCGATGCGCAGGCCTGTGTAGAAGCTCGTCAGGACCAGCGCATACATGCTCAGCCCCCGGAGAGCCAGCCCGTTGCGAGCAACGAGGAGGGCCTGGTGAGCAGTCGGGTAGATCTTCTCTTCCGTGTCCCGCTTCGACTTGTACTTGCCGCGGCGGCCAGTTGTGCCATCGGGGATCGGGTTGTCGCCGCGGAGCTTGGAGGCAACGGCGTCCTGCATCAGCGTCCGGAACACGGTTCGGACCCCGCTGATGGAGTTCTCCGCGTATCCCTGCTTCCTGAGAGACAACTCCCATGTCCGGTAGGCGACCTGCGTGATGTCGCGCACCGCAGTGCTGCCCCAGGCGGGAAGGATGACGGCACGCAACCGGCTCTTGTAGTCCCGCAGGGAAAGGGGAGAGAGCTCGATGGACTCGATCCAGATGTCCACCCAGTCAGCGACGGTGATCTTTCCGTCCTGCGGGTTGAGGAACACCTTCCGGCGGACGTCGACTTCGAGGCCGTGGGCGTACTCCTCGGCCGACCTCTCGGTGTAGAAGGGCTTGCCGTCGTCGTCGCGGGAGACTGAACCCCACTTCCCGTTCGGCAGCTTGTACCTGCCCCGGTACCGCCACTTCCTGGCGCGCTTGTCGTAGGTGCGCTTCTCGGCATGGGCCACGATTCACCCCTCGGTGGATGCCGCGGCCGACGGGACCGAGGGGCCGCGGGCGATAGGTTGCGAGTCGTCTGGACACACGACTGCCCTGGCCATAGGCCAGGTTGCAGTCTGGTCGAGGGTCAGGCGTCCCAGTCTGTTGACTCGATCTTGCGCGCCTCGGCCTCGGTGATCAGTGACTTGTCGATGTACAGGACTACCTTGCCGGGCTGCACGTCCGTCCAGGCTTGAACTCCGTGCGGCATGTCCGATACGCGAAGAACCAGGACTCGCATAGGTCCCCCATAACCATCCGAGCGTGGCCCCCTCGTCGGTATCACGCCATCAGATCACATATGCGGGCGGATTGTGGAGGGTTCCGTGGTGCTGAATGAACGTTTTGGGGCGTCTAGTTGGTCGAGTCCGAAGAATCGTCGCCGTGGTCGAGTTCTTGCAGTACGGACTGCGCTTTGGCCCAGGCGAGCAGGTCCCGGCGGATCTGCTCGGGGGAGGCGTCCGTCGTGCCCTTGACGACGATCACCATGCGTGACTCGCCGCTGAGCGGAAGGACTCTGGTGTCCAGGAGAGGGCCGTCCGACAGCTCCTGAACGATCCGCAGAGGCAGGCCGGTCTGATCGCCGACAGGCGAAGCGTCGGAGAGTGAAGTCGGTTCGCCGCCGGCGAGTACGGCATCTGCCGATCCGGGCGCCCATCCGAGGGCGGCCTCGACTTTCTTGACCGAGGGGGGCTGGCGCACGCGCGCCTTGCCTGCTTCCAGGTTCTGGACAGTTGATTCGCTGATGTCGGCTGCTTCAGCAAGGGCTACTTGCGTCATTCCCTTGGCATCGCGTGCCGCCTCAATGGCGTGCCCCAGTCGGACCCAGTCCCTACTCATGGGGCACATCATGCCTGAGCTTCAGGCAACGCGCACCCATCGGTACCCCCAAATGACCTGTATCAATCGGTGCGCCGGGCTCACTTTCGTTGCCTGATTCTGCGCCCCATGGGCCCCGCGTGCGCCGCAGATGGCACTTGGTGCACCCATTGACACCCAAAGAAGGCAACAGAACACCCAAGTAATCCTGACGCACACCTTGCGAACACCCATCGAAGAGCCTAAGTTGGGTGTTGTGACACCGAACGGAGCCGCAATCAGGTCCTTCCGAGAGAAGTGCGGACTGAGCCTGAGACGGCTCGCGCACCTCATCGATCGCGACCCCGGCTTTGTCTCCCGCATAGAGGCAGAGCAACGGGGAGCGGCGGAGGACACCCTTCGCCACATCGCTGCGGTGCTGCAAGTGCCCGTTGCAGCCATCACAAGGGAGAAGCCCCGTGACCAGGAATGACCTGGCGCTCGCCCCCACCGAGGGGGCCGCCATGAAGGTGCTGGCCGAAGCGCCAGAAGCAGGACCCCCCACGCAGATGCCGTCCATCGACGGCGCCCTGATTCTCCGGCTCGCCGAGGCGATCGAGGCCCTGGCCAGCCTGTCGAAGATTCAGGACCCGGAGTTGAAGGTGCTGACGCCGGCTGAGGCCGGTGAAGCGCTCGGCAAGACCGAGAACTGGGTGAAGGAAGCGATCCAGGACCGGCGGATCCCGTTCACCTATGTCGGAAAGTCGCCGCGGCTGCTGCCTCGCCACATCCGGTGGGTGCTCGACAGCGGCGAGCTGATGCCCCAGACCCAGGCTGCCTAACAGCAGCAAGAGAGGCCGCCCCGTAACCGCGAAGTCCGAGGCGACCTCTGAGACCCACCCTCACCGTTCATGACGAAAGGCGGGCCCCGTGTCCGACATCCAATCATCCCCTGAGGCTGCTGCGGCAGCCCGCTTCGCTTCCGAGACTTCGAACCACACCATGACGGTCCTGCACGAGGACGGCCTGTACCGGCACCTCGTCTTCGCAGACCCGGCGGGCGGGTTTTACCGCTTCGACCTGGTCACGTGGCCGCACAACCTGATGCTGCGTGGCGACGGGTTCAGCTTCGGTGACTTCCGTCTGCGGATTCCGGCGGAGTGGGAGCTGTCGTTCCAGGACTTCTCGTGGGAGTTCTTGTTCGCCTGCCACGCGGTCATCTGGGGGATCCGGCAGTACGACGCGGCGAAGGCGGCCTCGGTCCCGTCGCAGCGTGAGGCAGGTGCCCTGTGAGCGCCGCCGACGAGACCGCGATCCAGGCCCTGTCCGCCGCTGGTGCGTTCTGCGGTGAGTGCGGGTTCGAGCCCGGTGACCGTGGCTGCCCGGACTGCGAACGTGTCTGGGCCGGATACGTGAAGGCCCTCCGTGCCGCCGGTTGGGTGCCCCGCACCGAGGGGCTGATCGAGGCCGCTGACGTGGCATACGCCGAGGGTGACCGCCTCTACGACGAGCAGGGGTTCGCTGCTGCGGAAGCCGCATGGGGCCTGTCCACCGTGCTGCGCCGCATGGCCGACCCGTCGAAGACGGGGCAGGACTCCGCCGCCACCCCGCTCACCCAGAGCGGCCCCGCACAGCCAGACCCAACGGCCGAGGCCGACCGCTGGAACGCCGCCAACCCGGTGGGCTCCCTCGTCGTGGCCTACCCCGGGTGCCGCCCGGAGGGCAACCCGAAGGCTAAGCGGCTCACCACTCGCACCCGCACCAAGGCGTCCGTCCTCGGCGGCCACACCGCCGTCGTCTGGGTCCACGGGCACGGCGCATGCATCGCCCTCACCCACGTCGACCGCGCCCAGGAAGGCGGTGCGTCGTGACTGCCGCCGACCTGTCCCGCCTGGACACCGCGCTCCCCGTGCTGATCGCCCGCGTGGACGCCCTGGCCGCCCAGAAGCGGGCCCACATGGCCACCGGGTTGCTGGCCGAGGACCGCCACCAGTGCGACCCGGACGACATCCGCTTCGCCCGGCTCCCGTGCCCGCACCCCGAGCTGTGCTCGACAGCCGCCGACTACCCGGGCTTCGACGCCTGGATCGCCCAGCAGCAGAACCTCAACACCGCAGCCCGGAGGAACCGATGACCGCAACACGCACCCGCCGGCAGTCACCGTTCCAGGACCAGCTGCTGGCCGACGCGATCGAGTACGCCAAGGAGCAGCTGGTCGTCGCGGACAACGTCGACTTCAAGGACGCCGGGTCCATCGCCTACTCGCAGGGCGGTCTCGCCGCCACGCTCCGCCGGCTCCTGTGGGTGCTGGGCGAGGAGGACGACTCCCGTGACCGGGCGGCTGACGTCGCCGACGAGGTCGCGGCCGAGGACGGGGTCCGCAGCATCGGCGTCGCCTTCAAGCGCGGGCCGGTGGCGGCATGAGCGAGACCTTCACCTTCGAGGGCATCGAGTTCGACCTGGAGATCGCCTACCGGGACGTGACCGGCGTCGAGTGGCAGTGGTCCGGGGAGCGAACCCCGGACGGCCTGCCCTTGATGTGGGAGTGCTCGCACAAGTCGCTCTCCCGCAGCACGATCACTTTCCCCGACCTGTACTGGGAGCACGGCCCGCTGATCCCTGTACGGGAGCTGTCCGGTGAGGACTTCCGGGCGGCGATCGACCCGAACTACGCGGCGACCGTGGCCGCCGGGTACGTCGAGACACCGGCCGCGTTCGGTGCCCGCATCACCCCGGCCGTGACCCCGGCCCCGGCGTTGATCGCCCACCACCTGAACCCCAGCCCCATGGAACAGACCGGGTTCCGAGGGTTCCTCAACACCATCAAGGGGGCCCGCCGTGGCTGACACCGACAACGTCGCCGAGCTCCGTAGCCAGCTGGAGCAGGCCCGCCGGATCGCGGTGACGCTGGAACAGGAGAACGCCGAGCTCGAAGCGCGGCTGGAGAAGTACGTGGGCAAGGAGCCGACGGTCCGCGACGAGATGGCCTACCTCCAGCGGTGTGCGAACGCGGTCTACGAGCTGTGCGAGTTCGCGCGGATGCGTCGTCACGAGGTCGTGACCGTCGACGAGGTCGTGCAGGCCATCAGCGGTGAGCGTCCCGACGACCCGGCCGACAAGCGGCGTCGGATCTACATCGACGGTCGGGGCGACGCGTGGCTGTCCCTGAGCCACGACCGGAACATCCAGTACATCGGCCCGCTCGCCGGGGCGCTGTGGAGCGAAGAGACCACCACCAGCGTCCGCGACCGCATCGGCGAACTTCACGAGATCGGCCGGTGCTGGTGATGACCGACCTGATGGTGAAGATCGGCGGCGTGACGGTCCCGCTGAAGGACTGCGCGTGGTCAATGTGGGCGAAGTGCGGCTGCATGGTCGCCATCTCGCTGGCCGTCAGCGGTGACCGAATCCTCGCCACCGAGGAGCAGGCCCACAAGAACCACAGCCCCCGCAAGCGCGACCGGGACCGGGAAATCCGCAACGGCTACCGGTGGGTGCTCATCACCATGGCCCGCTACCGCAGTGAGATCGCGGCCCAGTGGGAGTGCAAGCAGCACCGGAAGCCCGCCGCGTGACCGCCTACGTCATCACCGCCACCGTCATCGGCGTCATCTTCTGCGCGATGGCGGTGGCCCCCAGCCTCACCCGGAAGGGCAAGTCATGAGCTTCAGCAGCCTCATATCCCGCAGCAAGCCGAAGCACCGGGCCGCCGACAAGGTGGCTGATCTGAAACGGCAGTTGAAGGACCAGCAGGCCGAGACGGTTAGCGCGTTCGGCCAACTGATCGGGGCAGCCGACACCATCGCCATCCTCCAGCACCAGCTGGCCGACGTCCGGGCGAAGCAGGCCGAGGCCGAGCAGGTCGTCGTGTGCCTCGACGCCGATCTGCGGGACCGCACCGAGGAGCGCGACCACGCGCTCGCTGACGTGGCCGCCCTTCGCGCCCAGCTCGCCCCGTACCTGGCGGCGGACGCCAACGCCAACGCGATCACCGTCCCCACCGCCGAGCGCGACACCACGGCGTTCGAGGACCAAGCGACCGCCCCGATCGACGTCCGCGAACTCCAGGCCCGGTTCACGGTCGGCCCGGTCGTGTCGTTGCAGCACTCCCCGCAGGCCGCAGATCCGACGCACATCCCGGAACCGCCCGCATAAGCCCACCGGGCGGGCGGTGACCACACCACCCTCCCGCCCGGTGCACCAGAACACCCCGCAAGGTCAAGTTGCGGGGCGTCCACCACCAGCATCCCAGAGAAGGACGCCATGACGACCATCAACGCCCACCGGCTCGGCCAGCTCATCGACAAGACGATCAACCACATCGGGTCCGAGTACGCCGAGACGCTGCACGGGATCCGGCTCGACGTCGACGCCAAGTACCTGTACGCCGTCGCCTCCGACCGGTACACCCTCGCCGCCGCCCGCTACCAGCTCAACCACGACGACCAGCAGCAGGAGCCGTGGGCGTGCACCATCCCCGCCGGACGCCTGCGGGCCCTGCGCGAGTGGATCGACAGCATGAAGGGCGCCGGGCTGATCGCCATCAGCCTCGTCGATGACCGGCTCACCTTCGAGGGCCCGCTGACCGACCTGAGTATCGCCGTCACCCCGGGCATCGAGTTCCCCGACTGGCGTGGCCTGCTCCGCAGCATGCTGGACAACACCGTCGAAGGCGGCCTGTTCCCCTGCTTCAACTCCGGCTACCTGTCCCGCTTCAACACCGGCGACATCCTCCGTGTGCGCTTCACAGCAGACGAGAAGCCCGCAGTCGTCTTCAGCGAGGACTTCATCGGCGCCCTGATGCCCGCACGGCACGCCGGGGTCTACCCGTGCAAAGAGGAGACGTTCGAGGGCGCACACAAGACGTGGCTGTGGACCCTCGCCGCAGGGGCCAAGGACGCCAGCCTCGACGGTGCCGCCCACGAGGAGGACCGCCCGAAGTACGAGGTCACCACTGACATCCGGGAGACCGGCGAAGGCCTCCTCCGCTCGGTGCTCCGGTCGCTCGCCGACGTCAACCGCGCGGACTCCGACACCCAGAAGGACCTGTGGTACGCGCACATCCGCATCGGCGTCGCCGACTGGATGGCCTTCCGCTACCTCGACGCCCTCCACAACGTCGACCCGCGCGTGGCACAGGCCATCGTCTCCGAGGTCGCCGGGGAGTTGGATGCGGGCGAGATCGGCGAATACGCGTGGGACGCCGCCGAGAAGGCCGGTCACGACCCGCAGAAGTGGGCCGACGACTACGAGGCGCACCTCAAGGAGCTCGCGGAGAAGGCCGCCGCAGAGCAGCCCTCCACCTGACCCCCCGTCCGGCAGGCGTGTGAGCCCGGCTCCGTCTGCCCGCTGCGGGCCGCCAACCCCCAAGCGGCCCGCAGCAACCACCAGGAGAACCACATGATCGCCTGCGTCCGCTGCGACGACACCAACGGACCCTTCAGCCGCCAACCCGAAGGCCACGTCTGCGAAGACTGCCTCAAAGACCAGGACGGGCAGCGATGACCACCACCCAGCCGGCCCCGCCGACCGGACGCCTCCTCGGCAACTTCGAGCCCGGCACGCCCGAATGGCACGCCGCCCGCGCCAACGGCATCGGCGGCTCCGAAATCGCCCCCGTCCTCGGCATCAGCCCCCACGAGTCCCGGTTCAGCCTCTGGCACCGCAAGCAGGGCAACATCAGCCCCGTCGACGAGTCCCCCCAGATGTACTGGGGCAAGCGCCACGAGCCCACCATCTGCGACGAGTTCGCGCTGCGGCACCCCGAACTCCTCGTCCTCCCGTCCGGCACCTACGCCGCCGACGGCACCCCGTGGTGGATCGCGAACCCCGACCGGCTCGGCTTCACCGCGGACGGCGACCTCGAAGTCATCGAGGCGAAGACCGCCTACGACGACCACGAGTGGGGCGACGAAGGCACCGACCAGATCCCCGTCTACTACAAGGCGCAGGTCCGCTGGTACTGCCACGCCCTCGGCGCCCGCCGCGCACGGGTCGCCGTCCTAATCGGCCTGTCCGACTACCGCGAGTACATCGTCGAACCGGACCCCGCCGACACCGACCTGATGCGCACCGCAGCGCAGGCGTTCATGGACTCCCTCGCCGCCGGAGTCGCCCCGCCGATCGACGGCCACACCGCCACCTACCAGGCGATCAAGGAAATCCCGGACGGCATGGAAGACGTCGACGTCCAAGTCGACCACGCCATCGCCCACCGCTACTTCGACGCCCTCGCCGCCGCCAAGGCCGCCGAGGAAGAGAAGCGGCACGCCTCCGGCCTCGTCCTCGACCTCATCGGCACCGGCCGCCGTGCCGTCGTCGGCGACGACCGCATCGCCACCCGCACCGTCCGCGACGGCCGCACCTACTCACTCCAGCCCGCCCGCAACAGGAGCATCTGATGACCGACAACGTGTCCCAGGCCGTCGCCGTCCGCGACAACGGGCCCGAAGCGCTCGTCCAGCACCACCGCGAAGACCTCACCCTCGTCCTCCCCACCCACGTCAAGGGCGAGACCTGGATGCGGCTCGCCACCGGCGCCCTCCGCCGCGACGAGAACCTCCGTCGGACCGCCACCCGCAACCCCGGCTCCCTCATGAACGCCCTGCTGGAGTGCGCCCGCCTCGGCCACGAGCCCGGCACCGACGCCTTCTACCTCGTGCCGTTCGGCAACGAGGTCCAGGGAATCGAGGGCTACCGCGGCATCGTCGAGCGCATCTACCGGGCCGGCTCCGTCAAGGCCGTCAAGGCCGAAGTCGTCTACGCCAAGGACCACTTCGAGTACAGCCCCGACATGGCCCGCCCCGTGCACCGGCCGGACTACTTCGGCGACCGCGGCCACATCGTCGGCGCCTACGCCTACGGGGTGTTCGCAGACGGCTCGACCTCCAAGGTCGTCGTCATCAACCGGGCGTACATCGACAAGGTCAAGAAAGAGTCCAAGGGCAGCGACCGCGCCTCCTCCCCCTGGGTGAAGTGGGAAGAGTCGATGGTCCTCAAGACCGTCGCCCGCCGCCTAGAACCCTGGGTTCCGACCGCCGTCGAGTGGCGCAACGAAACGCCCACCATCCAGCCGGTAGCCGCGCTTCCTGCCGCCGCCGGCCCGGCGGCCATCACCGCGGACCACGACAACGACGAAGGCCCCGTTGAGGGCGAACTGGAGCCCGAGGGCGGCTGGCCCGACGTCGCCCAGCCCGGATCCGCCGCCTGACCCACGCGCATGTCGGGGCCGCCGCGGCCCGAACCTGCGGCGGCCCCACCTTCCAGCACGCCACACGCCAGGAGGAACCCGTGAAGACCCTCATCAGCGCACCCGATCCCGAGCCGACCGGATCACCCTTCGACTCCATACGGCGCCTCCGGGAGGACGGTGTGGAGTACTGGAGTGCGCGAGAGCTAATGCCTCTGCTCGGCTACAAGAAGTGGGAGCGCTTCGCTGACGCAGTCGAGCAGGCTCGCAGTGTCATCGAGGCCGAGAACGGATCGCTTGCAGCAGAGCAGGAAGCTTCCCTGCAGCGGGAAGCTTTCGGTCGCACGCGTCAAATCGGCGACAACTACTGGCTGTCTCGCAGAGCGTCCTACCTGACCGCGATGCGCGGCGACTCTCGCAAGCCAGAGATCAGGGCTGCACTCATCTACTTCGCAAACCGCACTCGCGAAGCTGAACTGGGCCACGCTTCGCAGTTCTCGATCCCGACGACCTTCGCTGGCGCTCTCGCCCTCGCCGCACAGCAGGCGGCGGAACTGGAGGAGACCCGCACCGAGGTTGCCGAACTGGTGGCGATGAACGCCAGGCTGTCGCCGCAGGCGCGGGTCGCCGACCAGTACGAGGCGAACCCGGGAATCACACCCACTGCATTCCACAAGGCGTGGTTTCCGCTCGTGCCGGAGCGGGACTTCTTCGAGCACCTGTACTCCGAGAACTACCTCATCGACCAGCGGAACGCCCGGTGGGACAAGGAGAAGAAGCAGCGCCGCGACGGGCCGGAGCACTACAACCCGACCGCCAAAGGCAAACGCTACTTCTACCTTGAGCCCAAGATCGACGCGAAAGGAATCCGGCGCCAGCAGACACGGGTACTTCCGGGCGGTGCAGAGCACGACCTCGTAGCCGCCTTGGAGAGGGACGGGCTACCTTCGCGCAACCAGCCACCTCTTCCCGGCGCCCCGGTCGTGAGGTTCGTGCGACGTCGGACTGGCGGTGCTCGATGACCGCCAAACAGCCCCTCCTCGACGGCACGTTCCCCGACCCGGCACAGCAGCAGTCCGCCGACTACGAGACGTGGCTGGCCGTCGTCTGGCCCGTCTTCATAGCCGCCGCGGCGACCGGCAAGGTCTTCACCTGCTACTCGGTGGCCGACACCAACAAGCTCCCCAACCCGCCCAGCCCGCAGGCGCATTGGGGACGCCTTATGACCCTGCTCCGGGACGAGGGCTACATCCGCACCGCCGGATGGGCGTGCTCCGACCGGCCCACCACCCACCACAGCGGCGTCCGCACCTGGAAAGGCACCGCGGCGGCACGACGGGAGGCAGCCGCATGAAGGACCTCGACACGATCCCCGCCGCCGGCCAGGCGCTCGCCGCGGTCCACACCGCGGTCGACCAGGTCATCAACGCCGCCCTGTTCTACGGCCCCGGTGTACTGGCCCTCACCGGCGCGGTCGCCGCGTTCCGGGCCTGCGCGTGGGCCGCCGACCGGTACCACCAGCTGCTCCGGGACCGGGCCGACCGGCGGGCCTACACCGCCCGCGCGTTCCGGCTCTGCCGCGTCGCCGACAACACCGACGCCGTCATGGCCGGCACGCCCGCCGACGACCTCACCCGCTACCTCGACAACAAGCTCGCAGCCACCCCAGACCTCGCCCCGGAGGAAGGCCGATGACCACCGCCACCACTCGGGAAGCCCCGCACCACAACACCCTCACCTGCGTAAAGGACTACAACTGCTGGCTCCCTGCCTGCCGCGACCGGTACAAGGCCTATCAGCGCACCCGGTACCACGCCATCACCGCCGGAACCTGGGAACCCCTCGTCGACGCCGCCCCCGTCCGCCAGCACCTCACCCGCCTCTATGCCGCCGGCTTCTCACCGAACCGCATCGGCGAACTCACCAACCTCCCCTACGAAACCGTCATCGGCTTCACCCAAGTTCACGGGTTCAGCGGCAAGCGCCGCTCACGCAAGCGCCGCTGCAACCCCGAAACCGCAGCAAAGATCCTTGCCATCCAGCCCGGCGAGCACCTGCCCGGGAAGACCGACGCCACCGGAACCCGGCGCCGCATCCAGGCCCTCGTCGCCGCCGGCTGGCCTCTGTCCCACCTCGGCCCCCGGTTCGGACTGTCCGAGCGCACCACCGGAGCCCTCCTGACCCAGGACCGGGTGTACGGGCGCACCGCCGAAAAGGTCACCCGGGTCTACAACGAACTCTCAGACCAGAAGCCGGCGAAGCACGGAATCTCCCGCCGCAGCATCACCAGGTCGAAGGCCCGTGCCCAGCGCAACAGGTGGGCCACCATCGGCTACTGGGCGACCCGGGCCGACGCCATCGACGACCCGCACTTCACCCCCGACTACAAGGTCACCAAGGCGGAGATCCTCGCCGAGGAAACCCGGTGGCTCATCGAAACCGTTGGCCTCACCCGCACGGAAGTCGCCGAACGTCTCGGGAAGGACCGGTCCTACATCGACCGGGTGCTCCTCCAAGCCGACGTGAAGGCGGCTGCCTGATGTCCCGGGCCGCGATCGCCGAACTCCTCCAGGACGGCCTGTCCGACAAGGCCATAGCCCGGCAGGTCCACGTCCACCGACGCACCATCGCCGGGATCCGCACCGAGCTCGGCATGCCCGCACACAAGCCCGGCCCCACCCCCAGCAACCCCGAAGACCTGTTCTGGCGGCGCACCCAGCCCACCGACGACGGGCACCTCCTGTGGACCAGCACCAGCCGGCAACTGCGGGGCGGCGACAACAAGCTGTCCGTCCACCGGGTCGCGTTCCGCATCGGCAACCAGCGGGACCCGGTCGGCAACGTCACCACCGGCTGCGGGCAGGCCCGGTGCGTCCACCCCACGCACGTCGAAGACCAGCCGATGCGACAGCAGTACAAGGCGATCTTCGGGGAGGCGGCATGACCACCGACCTGGCATGGCAGGAAGCGGCCCTCTGCGCCCAGACCGACCCAGACGCCCACTTCCCCGAAGTCGGCGGCAGCGCCCGGGACGCGAAGAAAACCTGCCTGGCCTGCGACGTGCAACCCGAATGCCTGGCCTTCGCGCTCGACACCGGGCAGCGCCACGGGGTGTGGGGCGGGCTCGGCGAACGAGAACTCCGGCGGGCCACCGCACAGCTGAGGCGGGTCGCATGAGCACTGGCGGATCACCCACACGGGTGGTCCGCCATGCCCAGTTTCCGGCTGACGTCCCGCCAAGGAAGCGCTCCGACGAGTCACTCACCAGCGACACGAGACAGAGGGTTTGCGCACGTCAGAGGCCTACGCAAACCCAACGCCCGGTGACACAGGCGGGCTCACGCACAACGATCCAGGCACAACAAAACCCCGCCGTGGCGGGGGAGGGAGGAGGGGACGTGACGTCAGTCCGAGTCGGTCTTCATGCGGCCGATCAGGTCGGCGGTCTCGGCCGCCTTCTTTCGCCGCCAAGCGTTGACGCGCTTCCGGGCATGACGTCGCAGGTCGTCGCCGCGGGAGGTCCCTTCCTCCTCGCACAGCTTCCCGTAGTCGGCCCAGGTCTCGTCGTCGATCCGGACCATGCGGCCGGGCGTCCCCTTCGTCGTCATGTCGACAGGGTAGCTGACCGTCTTCTGTCTACACACCCTGCGGCCCGGAATTCTCTCGTAGGTGTACTGACGGTGCCTGTACACCTTGCTACAGTCGAAGCACGCCGAGAGGCCGCGGAATCAAGCGGCCACAAGGGCTTGGTTCCGTGCGCCGCAATCTGCGCGACACACCACACGAAGGGCATCACTCGATGACTCTCACGAACATCCGCACCCTCGCCGGAGACACCACCGACGGCTTCGCCGGAGCAGGCGGCTCCTCCGAAGGCGCACGCCAGGCCGGTGTCATCGTCCGCACCGCCCTGAATCACTGGCGGCTCGCCGTCGACGTCCACCAGGCCAACCACCCCGACACCGCCCACGACTGCGCCGACATCTCCCAGGTCGACCCGCGGCGCTACGCCACCACCACGTTCGCCTGGTTCTCCCCGTCCTGCACCAACCACTCAATCGCCCAGGGTAAGAAGCGCCACCAAGACGCCACCCCCGACCTGTTCGGCGAGATCCTCCCCGACGAAGCCGCAGAACGGTCCCGAGCCACCATGTGGGACGTCATCCGCTTCGCCGAGTTCCACGAGTACCGGGCGATCATCGTCGAGAACGTCGTCGACGCCCGCGAATGGATCCTCTGGCCCGCCTGGATCGCCGCATTCCAGGCCCTCCGCTACCGGTTCAAGCTCGTCTGCCTCAACTCCATGCATGCCACCGCCCTCGGCGACGGCGCCCCCCAGTCCCGCGACCGCATGTACGTCGTCCTCTGGCGCGACGGCGAGAAGGAGCCGGACTTCGACAAGTGGCTGCGCCCCACCGCCCACTGCACCAGCTGCGACCGGGTCGTGCGGGCCGTCCAGGCGTGGAAGAACCCGCGGCGTCAGTACGGCAAGTACAAGACCCAGTACGTGTGGCGGTGCCCCACCGTCCGCTGCCACGCCGAGGTGTTCCCCGCGGTCCGGCCGGCCTCCGACGCCATCGACTGGGCGCTACCTGCGCAGCGGATCGGCGACCGTGCACGGCCGCTCGCCGAGAAGACCATGAAGCGGATCCGGGACGGCTTCACCGCCTACTCGAAGCCGCTCCTGGTCCCTGTCGAAGGACGCGAAGGGAAGGTCGCGCGGCCCGCCGACCTGCCGATGCGGACGTGCACGGCCCGCAACGAAACCGGGGTGACCGTCCCGCCGTACATGGTCGAGCTCCGCGGCGGATCGTCCTCGCACCGGGCAGTGTCCGAGCCGCTCGCCACCGTCTGCGCCTCCGGCAACCACCACGGCCTCGCCGTCCCCGACATGGTCGTCCCCTACTACGGCAACGCCAACGCCCGCCCCGCATCCGAGCCGATCCCGACCGTCACCACCGTCGACCGCCACGGGCTCCTCGCGGGCGGCGTCGTCACCGCGGTTGAGGACCTCGGCTTCCGAATGCTGGAGCCGGCCGAGTACGCCCGGGCCATGGAGTTCCCCACCTCCTACCTGTGGCTCGGCAACAAGCGCGAACGCGTCCGCATGGCTGGCAACGCCGTCACCCCGCCCGCCGCCCGGGACCTCTTCGCCATGGTCTCCGAAGCCATCCTCGGCACCTCCTACGAGCCGCTCGGCGCCGCCGCGTGACGCCCCGCCCGGACCCCGCCCCCACCTGACCCGGCCGCGGGCCCCACACCGCTGACAGCCCGTACCTATCCGCACCGCAGGAAAGAAGATCCCGTGAGCAAAGAGGCCATGGACTGGGCGCTCGAATACGCCCCGCCGATGCCGTCTCAGCTTGTCGCCACGCTGAGCGGGCTCGCTCGGCACGCCGACAAGAAGGGACGCGGCACCTACCCCTCTGTTGCCCGACTGGCCGCCTACGCCTGCAAGTCGGAGCGGTCGGTGCAGCGGGACCTTGTGGAGCTCCGGAAGCTCGGACTGATCCGGTACGGGGACCAGTCCAAGGCGAATCACCTGCCGGAGGGGAAGCGCCCGGAGGTCTACGACCTGGCTCTCGAACTGGCCGTTCCGGACGGTCGCGCCGGCCGGGATGAGGTGACGCGGGCGTCACGGGTGACGCTGGCGTCATCCCGTAGGCGCGGTGGGAAGAGGAAGCCCAGCTCGGACCCGGTCGAGTCCGGTTTGACGGGTGACGTGGACGTCAGGGGTGACGTGGACGTCACCGGTGACGCCGACGTCGCGGAAGGGGTGACGTCCACGTCGCAGGAGGGGCGACGTCCACGTCACCCAAACCAACTACCTGAACCAAAAGAAGAACCAAAAGACTCCGGCCCGCCTCCGGCGAGCGACTCCGCCCCCGGCCCCCAGTCGCTCTTCGACGAGCCGGACGCCCCGATCCAGCTCACGGCCAAGCAGCAGCAGGACGCCGACTTCGACGCCTGGTACGCGCTCTACCCGCGCAAGGAGAACCGGGGCAAGGCCCGGCTCGCCTTCGCCGCCGCGATCAAGAGGGGCGTCAAGCCCGACCACCTCATCACCGCCCTGCACAAGCACCGCGACCACTGGGTCGCCTGCAAGACCGAAACCAAGTTCATCCCGCACCCGACGACCTGGCTCAACGGCGAGCGGTACGACGACGAACTCACCACCCCGGCCAACCGGTGGAACGGCCCAGCCCCCACCGCCCCCATCTCAATGACTGACGAGGAGAAGAAGCGTGCACTCCGATTCTGACGGCCCCGACCTCCGCAAGGAGTGGCTGCAGCAGCGCACCAACGGCGCCCTGTCCCGGTTCCACGACACGACCCCGCTGATCTACCGCAAGCGCATCGACGTCCCGAAGGAGGTCACCGACTGGGTGGCCGGCTGGGGCAGCAGCAGCCTGTTCCTCACCGGGCACATCGGTGTGGGGAAGACCCACACGGCGTGGGAGACGTGCCGCCTGTGGCTGAAGGCGTTCTACGGGCCTGAGCGCCCGTGGAACGGGGCGGCGAACATCTACACCTACCGGTCCACGGCCCTGTTTGACGCGCTGCGCCCGGACGGCCCGGACGAGGTCCGCCGCACCCTGATCAAGACGTTGCAGGACGCGGACTTGGTGTTCGTCGACGACCTGGCCGCACCGAAGGTCACCGAGTGGACGCAGGAGCGCCTGTTCGAGATCTTCGACGAGCGGTACATCCAGCAGCGCCCCGTGATCATCACGAGCGATGTGCTGCCGTCCGACCTCGGTCCCGTGACCGGACCGCGGGTCGCATCCCGTCTGGGGGAGATGTGCCGGGACAGCGTCGTCTGGCTCGAAGGCGACGACCGGCGGCGAGGCGAAGCCGCATGAACATCCTCATCTGCCGTGCGCAGCGCTACCCGATACGCCGCATTCTTCGCTGCCCCACCTGCAAGACCCGCCGTCGCATGCTCTGCCACGACGAGGCCTGGTACGGCACCACCGTCACCTGCTGCCACTGCGGAGATCGCTGGCAGGACGGTGAACGCAGCCAACGTCCCAACCGCCGCGGCTGGCGCACTGAAGCCGCCGCCAACGCCGCCACCGCATGGATCGCGGCCGGGCCCTACGACCCCGCCGCTCACCGTCACTGGCTCAACGAACAGATCGGAACCAGCGCATGACCACCGACATGTGGCAGCCCCCCGTCGAGGACATGGCCCCCGACACCATGCCCGGCGGCCCGTCCGTCTTCGAAGACGAACGCATCATCGCCGCCTCCGTCATGGCCCGCCCCGACCTCATCGACGAACTCGCCGCCGAGTTCGACCCCGCCGACATCCAGGACGACCGCTACCGGTGGGTGTGGAACGCCGTCGACGAAATCCGGCAGAACCTCACCGACGACGAAATCCGGTGGCAAGCCGTCAACCGGCAACTCCAGGCGTGGAAAGCCATCGGCTACATGCCGATCGTGCCGCTCGCCCTCGACCAGCTCGCTCGCCTCTACGACGAAGCCAGGCCCAGCTACTCGTCCGCGGCCTGGCACGCCCAGCAGATCACCAAGGCGTCCGTCGCCCGCCGGTGCCTTGCCCTCGCCGCGGACATCAACGTCCGCGCCCGGTCCGCTGGCTTCAACCCCGACGTCGACATCGCCGCCGCCCAGGACGCCCTCGACAGCCTCACCCGGCAAGACGGGGCCAGCACCCCGTCCCTCGTCGGCGAACTCATCGGCGGCGCCCTGGAAAGGGCCATCACCCCGCCCAGCAACGAGAACCGCATCCCCACCGGGTTCATGGACCTCGACGGCACCCTCACCGGCGGATTCGCCCCCGGCCAGCTGATCGTGATCGCGGCCCGCCCAGCGATCGGGAAGTCGACGCTCGGCCTCGGCCTCGCCCGAGCCGCCGCAATCAAGCACGGCATCCCGACCCTGTTCGAGTCGCTGGAGATGGGCGACGAGGAGATGACCAACAGCATCCTCGCCGCCGAAGCCCGCATCGGCCTCCACCACATCAAGCAGGGCGCCGTCGACGACGAAGGCATGGCCCGCGCCGCCCGCATCACACCCAAGATCACCGCAGCGCCGCTGTACCTCAACGACAGCTCCAGCCTGTCCCTGCCGATCCTCCGCGGCCGAGTCCGCCACATGATCCGCACCGTCGGGCTGCGCATCGTGTTCATCGACTACCTGCAGCTCATGGACGCCCCCAAGGCAGAGAACCGGCAGGCGGAAGTCTCCAAGCTCACCCGCGGACTCAAGCTCATGGCTAAGGAGTTCGGGATCGTCATCGTGATCCTTGCCCAGCTCAACCGCGGGCCGGAGCAGCGCACCGACAAGAAGCCGATGGTGTCCGACCTCCGCGAGTCCGGGGCGATCGAGCAGGACGCCGACATCGTCATCCTGCTCCACCGCGAGGACGCCTACGACAAGGAGTCCGCGCGGGCCGGCGAAGCCGACTTCATCGTCGGCAAGCACAGGGCGGGACCGACCGGAACGATCACCACAGCGGCGGCCCTCCACTACGCGTCGTTCCTAGACATGGCCAACACGTGACCGCGGCCCCCGAGGACATCGCCGCGATGAGGGCCGACGGCGACCTCCTCGACTACATCCGGTCCCTCACCGGGCGACCCCCCAAGCAGCGGCAAGCCGAACCCAAGCCCGAACCGAAGCCCTGCTTCCACATCCGCCGCCCCGGCGCCTGGCCCTGCGGCACCGCCCCAACCGGCCCCACCCCGAAGCCCTGCACCGACTGCCGGCCGCCAGAAAGGACCAGCACATGAGCCCCCGCCGCAAGCCCACCGTCAACGTCCACTACCGCGCCGACGGCTGGACGCTCCCCGACTACAGCGACCTCGCGGGCTGCACCCCCAACTACCAGCGCGGCCTGAACGGCGAACCGGCCTGTACCGGCACCGTCGTGTGGAAGGTCGTCGAGGAGCAGGGGCTGGTCCAGACGTTCCGCTTCTACTGCGACGCCGACCTCCCCGCCCACGTCCGGCCGCAGGTCGACAACTGCCCCAACTGCCCGCGGCAGCACGTCCAGCCGGCCGCCGAGTACCGCGGTGACGTCGAGGTCAGCCACCTGTACCGCTGCCCCGCCTGTGGCGTGACGTGGTCGACGAACCGGGACCTGCGGGCGTATGGGGAGGCTGCGTGATGCCCACGTTGAACCCCGACGACCGGGGGACCGGTCCTGAAACGGGGCGCGGGCGCGACCTGCCGCCACTGCCCCCGTCGCGACCCAGAAACCGCCCTCTCGCGCCCGAACGGCCCGCCGAAGTCCCGGAGTCCGTCCGACCCCGGGATCGCCCCACAGGGGCCCGCACGGCCGATCCGGCCGCCGGTGTCGAGCAGATCCCCGGTCAAACCGCCCTAGAACTCCGGCCGATGCAGCCGACCTTGTGGTCCCTATGACCGCCGAGCCAAACGCACGACCGGCTGCCCCCGTTGGACCCGGGGGCAGCCGGCCCGCCCACCGTACCTGCACTCACCTGGAGCCCTCGATGACCGACACCACCCCCACCCCCGCTGACCGCCCCGCCGACCAACTGCGCGCCGCCGCCGAGAAGCTGCGCAGCATGGACCCGCTGACCGCCGACCGTCTCACCGGAATCGCCAACCCGGTGGCCTGGTGGCTTGAGTGGCAGGCTGCCGTCCTTGCCGAAGGTCAGACCGCCGCTCTGGACCCTGCCCTGGCGGTGGCCCGGCAGCTCCTCGGCACCACCGTGGCCGAGCCCGAGTCCGGGTGCGCGCACTGCGGCAGCCCCGACCACGCGTGGGACGACTGCGCGGCCTACACGGCGCTGGTCCGCGACGACGCCGCCGTCCCGCCCGCGCCTGCCGACCGGGCCGCCGTGCTGCGCGAGGCAGGAGAGCGGTTGCAAGCGCTTGCGAACCGCACGACGGAGCGAGGCTCAGGCGTCCTCTGGGCGGCCGACTGGCTGCTCCGTCTGGCCGACGACGCTGCCGCCGGGGTGCAGCCGCCCACCACGGCCCGGGACCTGACCGCCCGGTGGGACGAGGCCACCGGCAAGCCCACCCCGCTCTGCCCCTGCGGATACGTCCCCGTCGCGTGCGACGCCGACCGGGGCTGCACCCCGCCCGCTGCCCCTGCCGCGCCCGAGGCCACTCCGTGACCGCCCGCCCGATCGGCGTCGAGGTGTCCTGCGACGGACCCATCGAAGGCGACTGCCCCGACAGCGCCGCGATCCTGGCCGGGTACGGGTCCCGCACCGCCCGGCAGGTCCGCGCCGACGGCCGCCGCGACGGGTGGACCACCCGCCGCGCACCCGGACGGCTCCTCGACCTCTGCCCCACCTGCCGCCACACCCGCACCCGAGCGCCCGAGGAGCCCACACGATGACCACGCGGCCCCTGCTCTGCACCAAGTGCGGCGAACCCGTCGGGGTCACCGAGGAGGTCGTCTGCCGCATCGTCTGGGACGAGGCGGTCATCGATACCGACGGCACTGTCCGCCCCGCCGAGCAGCACATGGAGTTCTGGAAGGGCGACCCGCACCGCACGCTCGCCGTCTGCGACAACCCCACCTGTCGTCATCGGTGGACGCTGCGCAGGACGTTCGAGCCCGAGGCACCGACCACCCCCGCCCCTGCTGCCGGGTGATCCCGGCCCACACCACGGAGACCACCATGACCCAGCTCTCTGCCGCACTGCACCGCGCCGCCGACCTCGCCGAAACCCACTGGACGCCGGACCCCACCGGCCCCGGCATCTGCTCCCTGCTCGGCCAGGCCGCACACGGCGACGGGGCCCGTCCCGACGAGACCGACCTGTGGGACGCCGTCGTCACCCACCTCAACGAGGAGATGACCGTCGGCTGGGAGCAGCAGCCCGGAAGGACCCGAGCCGACGTCGCGGCGATGCTCCGCGCTGCCGCCGCCTGACGCCCCTGCTGTGTGGCCGCCCCGGGTGGGGCGGCCACCCCAACCCGGAAGGACCCGACCGCCATGACCACCTACATCGGCCGCACCGTCACCGTCACCCACCACGACCTGATCGTCCCCGCACCACCACCCTGGGGCGCGGCAGCCGCCGAGATCGGCAAAGCCTGGGCCGCCGCCGAGCGGGCCTACCGCAGCGACCACGGACTCGACGCCGACACCGCCCTCGCGGACAACGCCCTGACCTTCCACGCCGAGGACGACAACATCGTTATCCGCTGGACCACCGAGGGGGCCCGGTGACCGGCCAGCCGGAGCGGATCGCGCTCGACGACCTCACCAGCGACGCCCTCGACGCCCTGTACGACCGGCTCGAAGCCCTACGCGATCGGCGCACCAAGCGCAGCCACCTCCTCCAAGAACTCAAGCGCGACAACTTCGCGCTGCGCATGGACATCGTGGCCCTGCTCGAAGGCTTCACCGTGTCTGAAGTCCAGCCCGGAGAGATCAGCCGCGCCGCCCGCGCCGAGGCCCCCATAGATCCGAGTGGGGGCCTCCGTCAACCTCCGGCTGCTCAGCGTTTCCCGTACCGAATCTGGTAGATCCGAGCGGTCGTCAAGCCGACGTCCGCCGCAATGTCCAATACGGAGCGGCCAGCCTCGATGTCGGCGCGAATGGCCTGGTCTCTGGCGTTTCTGTTGAGATGGTCGCCAGTGGCCTGGTGCTTTTGGAGGCTGGTCGCCGTAAACGATGATCCGTTCGGCGTGTGAGGTTCCTGACCATCAAGTTGCGCACGGAGCGCACCCAGGGCAGCCAGACGCTTCTCAACCGCCGCCAGCGCCCCCAGCGAAGCTGCGGCGCGACGTGCAGCGTCCACCATCGAAGCGTCGCCATGGTCCGCCAGGGACCCCAGGTCTTCCTCGACCAGCTCACGCAGGCCCTGTTCGGCTTTCGTGAGGAACGCCAGATGGCCGGGGCTCAAGAAGACATTCACGCAGAGGGCAACGAGCATCGCGGGTACCGCGTAACGGCGAAACGCCAGAGCGTGTCCGGTCGACCCCGTGGCGGTGCGGAGCGTGGAGTACCGGGCGCCCGCCCGGGCCGAGGCTGAGGAGATCGAGGTCCGGACCGACTGACCGGAGCCCACTGTGCGGCCTGAATCTGCCACGCTTAGACTCGAACACGTGAGCGAAGAAATTCCGGATGCGGTCGAGGAACCACCCTGGAACGAAGGCGACGGGCCAGAACCCGAAATGCACATCTACCCGCGCCTCCGCCGGCCCGGCCTCTACATCCGCCACAAGGGCAAGTGGCTCCGCGCCACCGTCACCTCCCGCGACACCCACCACGACGGCCACGTCACCTACCACGTCGACATCGCCTTCGAAGGCAAGAGCGGCTACGGCCGCGCCTACCGGTGGGGACAACCCGGGGTTCGGTACGCCTACGGGCCCGACCAAGGGCAACTACCGGACGACTGAACCCAGACGCACCGCGGAACGTCGAGGGCCCCCAAGCGTGCCGCTTGGGGGCCCTCTAGACGTGGTTCAGGGAAGGTAGATCTACAGCTGGGTTGAGACTACGCGCTCACCCTTCGAGGTCAGCTCCAAACCGACGACGACTTCCTCATCGCCAGGCGAATCCTCTGCGATCGACAGCAAGTTCTTCCTGGCAAGCCCCCGAAGGGCCTCGCCGAGCTCTTCGCTCCTGGCCGGGTAGCGGGCATGAATGTGACCTTCATGGCCCGACTCGGATGAACCGGAAAGCGCGGCAAAGCCGAGCTCCCCAGCGCCTCGAATGAGGCCTTCATTGGCATCGACACTCGCCGACAGGACGGCCAGTACGTCGCGCTCTGCCGGCGTCAGGTCCACAGGCTTCGCAGGCCTGCCACTACGCCTGTCCCATCTCTGCTCGAACGCGGCTACCTGTTCGCGAACGAATACCGGCCCGGACTTGAGGTGTGCTACGGCCGGCGGGAAGTCGGGTCGCTGAGACAGCTGCGTGGCTCGCTGCCGAACTACGCCGAGCATCTCTGCGATCTCCGAGACGCCGACGAGGTCCGGGACGGGCGGTTCGGCGAGCCTTCGATCGAGTTCCTCTTCGGTGACCAGGTCAACTCCGACGACGGTCGTCGGGAGTCCGGCCTTTTTGGCCGCGGCGGTCACTTCCTTGAGTGCGCTGTCGATGGCCTGTCGTGCGGTTCCTGCTTCGATGAAGATCCGTGCCGACAGGTTTCCGTTCGGTGCTGTGCCGATGGCGGGGCTGTGGTCGATCAGGTGCTCGACCAGCTCCTCGACGAGGTCGTCGCTGACGTCGTTTACGCCCAACTCGACTTCGATACTCCACGCCTGAGGCATTATGTGAACACTCCTTCCAGGTCTTGGCTGGGGGTGTCGGGGGTCCGCCGGGCTGCATCCCGGCGGACCCTGCTGCTGTTCGGGCTAGTCGATGTATCCGGCCCGCTTGAGCTGGGCCTTCACGTTCTTGAGGCTGCGATGGTCGGAGGCGGTTCCGGGGATCGTCGTGACCCCTACACCGTTCTTCTTCACCATCCAGTGCCCCTTCTTTGTGCGGGTGACCTCGAAGCCCTGGGCTTCCACCTTCTTGATGAGGTCTCGCACTTCCTTACTCAATACTACTCCCCTTCCCTTACCACTGTCCACCTTTATTGTAGCACAACCCTAGACGGTGGTAAGAGTTGCAGGTCACAGGCCTTTCGGGTGGCGACCGCCTGGAGGGTTGGCGCCGACGGCACAACAAAGCCCCCGCCGGCGAACCAAGCGGGGGCTCTGCTGTGCCACAGGAGCGCCGTCAGTGCGTCACCGAGTGCAGGGTGTCCTCGTCATGCTCGTAGTGCGCCAACGCCAGGCCGAGCCCGAAGAACGTCGGCGCCCACTCGCCAATGAAAATCCCCCACCGGTCAGCACGCGCCACCCCCGACGGTTCAACCTTCATCGACCCGCACCACGACGCGATCGACAACCCGATACTGACGAACGCCGCCGTGTATGCGTGCTCAGACTTGAGGCCCTTGTCGTGCAACATCTTGACGATCATGACGCTCCAAGCAGTAGAGGAACGAAGCCTCCACCCAGGCTCACCCCAGACCGCGAACCCCGCATCTCGGGCCGCGGACACCCCACCGCGCCCGGTTCACCGGAACCGGTGGACGCCCCGGCGCGAGCCCGGCATCCTCTTGATCCATGCCGCCCAGTGATCTACCCGACGATGTCGATCAGCCGCCTAGATTCCCCCTCGCTCTGAAAATCCTTGTCGTAGTAATCGCCACAGCGTCGGTAGCGGCTGCCGCCCTGGCCTTCTGGCGCTTCTGGCCAGACATAACCGACCTGGCTGCCCCAGGCTTGGCGGCTCTCTTGGCCCTTGCAACAGTCATGCGGACAAGACGGGCCACCGCCCATCAGGCTGCTGCTGTAGGCGCGAGCCGTCAGCGCCTCACACGCGCCGAGGGCGCACTCGCAGACGCCATCCGCCGCGAGTACGCCTCCGTAGACGTCGTTGGCGGCGGCACACTCGCGCACAGCAGAGAACGGCCAGCCTGGCGAGCCCCGGAAGAAGAACGAGGCCGCGCCCAGCCCACCACCAGTGAAGCCGGGCGACGCGGCGTCCTTGGTCTCCCTGAGCTCTGGGAAGCCACCCACGCCCGCCTCGACCTGTACCACCAGATCGCCACCGGCCAGGCGAAGACGTCCTTCCGGAACGCTCAGATCGCCATGGGCGCCGGCTTCCTCCTCCTGGTCCTCTTCGCCGGGATCGCCCTCTGGGCCAGCACCACCGCCGTTGCGATCGTCGCCGGCGGCCTCGGCGCCGTGTCCGCAGCTCTCGCTGGATACGTCGCCAAGACGTTCATCCGATCCCAGGAAGCCGCCGCCACACACCTCCGGTCCTACTTCGACCAACCCCTCGAACTCTCCCGCTACCTCGCCGCGGAACGGCTGGTTGCCGACGGAGACCTCACCCAGGAGCAGCGCGGCGAGATCCTGTCCGCGCTCGTGCAGGCCATGGTCGCCGGGCCGCAACCGCCCGCACCGCCGCAAGCTGTCGCCGTGGTGCCCGTACCGGGACAGCCAGGGGCGTAGAGCGCGGGTGTCGCTAGTAGTCCAGGTTCATTGTTGGGATGGTCTGCGACTCTTCATAGTCGAGAAGGGGACGCCCCAACAGTGATCTCCCGCCGTTGCGCCGGACGGCGAACGGGACGCACTGCAGGGACTTGTAGACCTTGGCTACCTGAATGTGGCCCCCGATAGACGGGTGCCTCTCGGAGTCCACCATGTAGGCCAGGGCCCTCATGGGCTCCATGTCGAACGCACCCGGGCGAATCCCGCCCTGCCTCTGCAAGTACTCCACGACGACTGCGCGCGCTTCTCCGACATCATCACCGATGATCGACAGTACCTTCTCGCCGTTTCCGTCGCCGCCCCAACCGCGCGCAGGGGCGAAGGTGAACCTGCCGATGCTTGCATCGAAGTGCAGCTTCCAAATCTTGAACTCAGCGCTGGTCCAGTCGTATCCCGCCAGCAGGAAGAAGGCGGCTGGGGCCTCTTTCAAGTTGGCCGGAACATCCTTGAGCTGGTCGAGCATCAAGTTGATCACGCGGATCAGGTGGCCCTTGAGCTTCGCCAGTGGTTGCCTTCGGGTGAGCGCACCGTGATAGAAGCTGATGGAATTGGCCACCTGAATCATCATCGGGTAGGCGTAATCCGTCTCGCCTGCGAACGCGATCGCAGCGTCACCCCGCGGCAGCGGAAGGATCTTCGGCGCAGCATCCCAGGCGCCCAACGACCTCAGCCGGCTGTCGCTCGCGATGACCATCTCCTCGACCCCGCCGACCTTCCTCACCCAAGCCATCGTGAGCGTCACGCAGCATCCCTTCCGAACATCAAGTGCCAACCAGGCAAACCTAGCCAGCCCAGCGGCAGTTGGGCAGCCCGATCGCTGAAGACCCCACGACGCCCGCCCGCCGATCTGGAAACGGCCGGGCAGCACTAGCTGCCCGGCCGAGAGGGAACCGCAGAGATCAGGCGCCCGCCGAGGACCGAACCCCCGCAAGGGCCTCCTCGATCACACCCAGGAACTCGCCCGCCGCATCCTGCCGCCACGCCGTCGCATACAGGAACGCCTCCGCCAACTCAGCAAACCCGTTCTTCTCACCCGCGGCCCGCTCCAACGCCCGCGCCACCGCATACACCCGACGCGACACCCGATGCCGCTCCACCACCAGCTCCGCGAACGCCAACACCTCCGCCAAGCTGTGATCCGGCGACGCCTCCAACACCAGGCCGCCACGCTTGCCCCGGAAGAACGACAACGTCGACTCCGAGTTCGAGGAACTGTTCAGGCGCAGGCTGATGTCGTGCTCCGCAGCGAACGCCCACAGCGTCGCGCCGGCGTCGGAGGGGGAGGTCGGGGCCGGCGGCGGAGGGGGAACCGGGGCCGACAGGACCGGGGCGGAGGCGGGCGAAGGCACCGACGTGGACGTGGGCGCTACCATGCTCATGAGTGCTCCTTTGCTAGGGACAGGACTCGCGACCAGACGGGTGGTGCCGCTGGTCACAGGCCGGGCGGATGATGACCGCCCGGCCTTTCAACGTCCCGGGGTGGTGAACCCCAGGGCCATGCAGCGCCAGCTGGTGAGGCCGACGACGTGGAACGAACCTAGATCAGGCCACAAGATCCGTAAGACGGTGGAGATCCTGACCGGCCATCTCAACCTGCAACTTTGACAAGTAAAACTTGACCGAACGCGCAGGTCAGGAGGGTTAATTATCCCCCTCGCCGAACCCCTGACCTCCAGCTTTCGAGACCCTCCGTTGCCTAATTGGATTTCGGTATGTAGCTTCCCGACCCCGCCAAAGCCGACTGGAAAACGACGTCGGCACGCGGCGACAGCCAGGCACCACCCCAACGCCGGACCCCGAAGTTCGGTACGAGGAAGAGGCTAGACCCGGCCACGGCGAAAGCCGCCCGAGTGGTGCACAAAGCGGCCACCCCCAGAAGGCGAAACAGCCCACGTTAGCGTAAGCCGATGGACACTTTCCGCAGGTCAGAGACCAGGCGAATGATCCTGCACCCAACCGGGAAACATGAGCCGAAGCGGACAAGAGCCGCGAAACGAGGGACGGGATAACGTGGCTGGAACTAGGGCCTGTCAGAGGTGTAGGGGTTCACCAACACGCCTCGCCCGGCCTACTGGGGGAATGGGGGGTAGATCGAGAGGGGGGCCGGCGTCGCCGGCGTCGGCGGGGGCTTCGGCAGCAGTTGCTTCGCTCGGCGGTTGTCTTCGCACTGGAGTTGGCGGCGGCGATCGCCGTTGTGGTTCCGGTTGTAGATCGGCTGCTCTTCTGTGATTTCGATCTTCTCGATGCGCTCGGCGCTCTTCCGGGTTTCGAACCACTCGATCGACTTGTGGGTGACCTCGGGCCACCAGTACTTGTCGCGGGAGTGGGCGTGCCAGCGCTTCTTGGGGTTTGTGGTGATCCCGACGTACAGCAGGCGGTCGTCAGTGCCGTAGAGGCGGTAGAGCGCGGTGCGCCCAGATCCTCCGGGAGTCTTCTTTCGATCCGGGAGGGCCCGAGGAGGCGGTTGCTCGGTGCAGCGAGGAGTGCTCAAGACGCACTTTCCTTTCGGCGCGCATGGTGACCGGCGCGAGTCACACGGTTGCTCCGTGTTGTCGCGCACCTACCGTGACCTATCTCCTTCGAAGGAGTCAAGGGCTTCGCGGGTTTCGCCCGCTTCGCGCACCCGATCGGGAGGTGGCTAACATCTTCGAAGGGGTCGATTGAGGAGGAGTTTTGGCACCACGCAAGGGAGAGCCCGGAAGGTTCCTGTACAAGGAGCTCGCGGCGGAGTTTCGGGCCCAGATCCAGTCGGGTGCGCTGGCCCCTGGTGACGCGCTGCCAAGCGAGGCGGCCCTGATGGAGGAGCGCGGTCTCGCTCGATCCACTGTCCGCCAGGCATACGACCTCCTCAAGGCCGAAGGGCTGGCGACGGCCAAGCAGGGCAAGGGTGTCTTCGCGCTCAACCCCAAGAAGGTCATCCGAAACGCGCAGAAGCGGCTATCCCGGGAAGTCTGGGAGTCCGGACGGTCGATCTGGAGCGTCGACCTAGAAGGTCGTGACCCGTCCGTCGAGGTTGAAGTTGATGCGGAGATTGAAGCCCCGGAGTACATCGCCGGAGTGCTTGATGCTCGCCGCGTCTGCCGCCGGCGCCGCGTCTTCTCGCTCGATGACAGGACTCTCCAGGTTGCAACCTCTTACTTGGACGCCGGTCTTGCGGCGTCGGCAGGTATCGGGCAGGTCGACACTGGCCCCGGCGGGATGTACGCGCGCCTTGCGGACATCGGGCGCGCGCCCGCCGCCGCAAAGGAGCGCATCAGGAGTCGCGTGGCAATGCCGGACGAGGTGGACGTTCTTGAGCTGGGCGCAGGCTCGTGCGTCATCGTCATCGAGCGCACGGTCACGGATGCGGAGGGTCGAATCTTGGAGGTCAACGAGATGACGCTCGACGCTGCCCGCTACATCCTGGAGTACGACTTCTCTCTCTAGCTTCACGCCCCACCGGGCCCCGCAGGCATCGCCTGCGGGGCCTTTCTGCGTGCCCGAAAACTCTGCGAACTCTGACTGCTGGGCAAGCTTGACAACTCCTTCGAAGGAGGTCATGGTTAACCCATCGCCTCCTCCTTCGAAGGAGTCAACCGGCTAGCTATTGGAGATCGAATGACGACCGACACCAGGGGCCACGAGCCCACCCCGGGCGATGAGCTGCTGACTGCCAAGCAGATCGCCGAGATCATGAAGGTCCACGTGGCGACCGTCTACCGCCTCGCGGACAGCGGCGAGCTGCGCGCCATGCGGTTCGGCCGGGGAGAGAGCCGGCGGCGAGGCTTCCGGTGCTGGAAGTCAGTCGTCCTGGACTTCATGCGCGACTCGGAATATCCCGCCGAGGAGGTGGCGGCATGACTCCGCCGATTACCCCGCCGCCCGCCCCGATGTCTGCTGCGGATGAGGCCGCCCACGAGGCCGGCTCGTATGTCCGCCGCCCGGCCCAGGTCTCCCAGGACTCCCCGATCCCGCCCGCGGACCCGGCTGCCCGCCGGCGCTTCGTACAGCAGCGGGGGTGGTGACCATGCTGGCTCCGGCGTTCGCGTTCGACGAGCAGAACCGGGCGGAGGGCTTGGCCGTCCGCGCCCAGGAGATCACGACGACTCCCGACCACCCGTCGGCCGGCTCCCTCCACCTGTACCAGGAGTCTGCTCGGGCGGCGTTTGAGGCGGCTGCCGCGCACGCGGTTCAGCCCGATGAGGGTTGGCGGTCGTGACCGCCGCCGAGTACGAGGCGCTGCGCCGGAAGGTCGCTGAGGCGAACGAGCGCAGCCGCAACAACAGCGGCAAGTAGCACCCCCTAGTCCGCCGCTCCTGCCCGGTGTCCGACCCCCGTCCCGGGCGGGAGCGGCTTCCCACCCCCACCTCTTCTTTCACCCCACCACCCAACCGAAGGGCACCCCCATGTCTCCGTACCTGATGTCCACGTCCACCCTGGCCGCTCTTTCCGATGGCGACGACGCCGCCACGGACGAGCTCGCCGCCCGCCGTCGGGCCAATACGACCGTTGCCCAGGCCCAGCTGGCCGCCGTGGTCGCCGATCCGGACCGTCTGAGCGTGAACCTGCTGACCGAGTTCCGGGCCGCCTGGTCCACCGGCGACCACGACCAGATGTCGGCGGTGATGCTCGCCGCGATCGACCTGGACCGGGCGGCTCCGGGTGCCCCGCGGCTGATGGACGAGATCCGCGGCCTGTCGACGCCGGCTGCCGCCTGACCCCCGGGCTGCCCTGTCGTCCCCAACCCCGTGTTGGTGGCGGCGGAGTGGCCCGGGAACCACCCGGACCCAACACCCCACCAAGGAGAACCGAATGCCGAAGTTCCGCAGCACCCGCGACTACACCGCCGCCCGCGAGAGCGGTGACACCGAGACGGCCAGCCGGATCGTCAACGACCTCACCGCCCGGGTCGCGTCCGGGCAGGCGACCCCGGCCGAGCTCCACGAGGTGTACGACGCCAACCAGAGCACCCCGCTCGCCGACCCGAAGTAGCCACAACAGCCCCGGCATCCAGCCGTGAGGGCGCGGGAATCTCGCCCGGGGCGCTCCCGCACCATCCCAACCAGTCAGAGGAGAAACCCATGTTCGGACGGAAGAACAGCCCCAGTGCCGCAGAGGTTGCCACCCGCAGCGCGCAGGTCGTCGGCAGGACCGTCGCCGGTGACAAGGGCGGCAAGGTCGCCAACAAGGTCACCGGGGCCCTGGGGTTGGGCCGGATCGAGCAGTGCTCCGACCCGAAGTGCTCCGACTGCAACTGACCGCGTCTAGGAGGTTCCTGTGCACCCGTACCTGATTACTGCGAAGCCCGGCTGGTTCCGGCGCACGGCTGCCGGGGTGCGGGTGTGGACTCTCCGACTCCTGGCCCTGCTGGTGATGACCGTGCTGGGCGCGGTGGTCCTCACCGTCCGCTGCGCCCGGCCGGTCGTCAACTACCTGGCCACCCGGCTGATCTTCCTCGAACTGTGGGCCGCCCAGCGTTTGGGCCGGCCCCCGGTCAGCGGGTTCATCGGGGCGGGGATCACCGACGAGTTCGTCCGAGAGTTCCACCGTGCCCGCCAACACGCCACCGCTGGGAGCCCCACATGAACCGCTTGCCCCGCCCGATTGCCGACCTGGTCTGCCTTACCCGGGACCTTGTCCGCCACCCGCGGATGGTGTTGCTGAATCGGGGCCACCACCGGTGGATGAGTGCCGGTGTCATCGCCGCCGCAGCCGTCACCTCGACCGGCACCCCGGCTGGTCACCACATCCTCGCCGCCGCGTTATTCGTCGCCGGACCGTTCTGGGCGCTCGACATGATCGGCGCCCTCGCCCACGGGCTGTGGCAGTCGGGGCGGATCTGGTCGGACCTGGAGTGCCAGTGCTGCGGCGACGACCCCGACGACGAAGACGACAACCCCGACCCGGACCAGCCGGAAGGCGACGGCGGCTTCACCGCCGACGACGAAGCCTGGCTCAAGGGCCACTCCATCACCTGCAACGCCTGACCCGAAAGGAACGAACCCCCGTGATGACCAGCCCGCCCCAGGTGAACGGCCACCCGCGCCCCACCTCCGAGCCCCGGTTCGATCCGGTCGCGCTCGCCGAGGCGGACGCCATCCGCGCCAAGGCGGAGGCCGACGCCGAGGCCGCCCGGATCAAGGCCAAGGGTGAAGCCGATGCCGCCCGCACCCTCGCCGCCGAGGAGGCCGAGAAGCTGCGCCTCGCCAACGAGCGGGCCAGGCTGGCGCAGGAACGCAAGCAGGTCGACCACGACGCCTACGTCGCAAAGAAGGCGGCCGAGACCGCCAAAGCCAACACGGAGAAGGAGAAGGCCGAGAAGGCCGACGCTGACCGTGAAGCCGCCGAGGCCAAGCGGGAGGCGGAGCAGGAGCGGTCCGAGCTCTGGTGGAAGTGGGGCGCCCGCGCCATCTACGCCACCGGAATGATCATCGCCGGGCCGGTGCAGTTCATGCACTTCTGGGACCCCAAGCGCCCCTTCCTCGTCGCAGCCCCCGCCCTCCTGGAAGGCTTCGCTCTCGTTCTCGCGTTCGGTGCCGCGTGGGCGGTCGCCAACCGGCGGGACGTCGCCCCCTACCGCATCGGGATCATGGCCGGTGCAGTCATTGCCGCAGTCGTCAACCTTCACGGCGGGATCTCCGACGATCGCATCGGACTCAACGCCGGCCTCATCGGCGCCATCGCCTCCCTCGGCGGCCCGCTCGTCCTCATGGCCTACGAACACGGCAAGGCCCAGAAGGCCGACGGGATCCCCTCCTGGAGGGAGCGCCGGGCTGTCGCGCGCGCCCAGTCCGAGGCTGCCGCAGCCCGCAAGAGGGAGCAGCTGGAGCGCCAGGCCGCGGAGCATGCCGCAGAGGCCGACCGGAAGTTCGCCGAGTCTCGGGCCAGGGAGGAGCAGGAGCGGCGCGACGCCGACCGGAAGAGCGGCCACCCGAAGGTGTGGGAGGTCGCCGAAGCGATTAGGTCCGCCCGCGGTTCGCAGTACGTCACGGAGCAGATCTGGACCGAGGCGTGGGGGCGTGTCACCGGCTCGAAGACCGTCGGGATCACCCCAGAAATCGAGGCGCAGTCACGGGGTGCTGAGGCCCGTATGCAGGCCGCTACGAAGACCCCGTTTTTTGGTGAGTTTTCGCTGATCAATTCCCATCGACCCCCCAAGCCGAAGAGGGACCCGAACGCCCCCGACGGGCGCCGCGGAAACGGGGGCGTGCCGCCTCGTCGCCGGGCCGGTGACACGCCGCCTCCCAGCCCCCTCGCGCGCAACCAGGCACGCATCGAACGGACCTCCACCGAGGAGCAGAAGTGAGCACCGAAGCTGAGCCGCTGACCGTCCCCGCTGAGTGGGCCGAGCACGTTATCCCCGGGCAGCTCATCCACAACGCGGACGGCACCGTCGACGACATTGCCCCCGGTGTCCTGGTCCCGTTCCCGGACCGCACCCCGGTCCTCTCTCGTGCCGGGTCGGCGGCCATGGTTGTCGCCTCCGTCACCGGGCGAGCTGTTGGCCTCACCGCCTACGGATCGTTGGTCGCCGGCGGATGGTTTTGGGCCGGGCTCAAAGCCGGGACGTACCTCGGGTACCGGTACGTGCGCGCCAAGGACCTTCAGGATGTCCTCGGCGGGATGAACAAGTCCGCCGACTGGAACAAGGTCGGCCAGGTCCGCCGATCCCGCTGGCGGTTTCTCGGCTACGCCACTGGTGTCACCGCCGCCCTCAACGTCGCCGGATGGATCGCCCTCGTCGCCGGCGCCGGAATGACCGCCCTCGACTACTCGTGGATGATCCCCCCGGCCATCACCGCGGCCATAGCCGCCACCGCCACCGCCCTCTACGGGCGGTACCGGCTCAACGCCCCCGGCCTTGAAGCCGGGCAGGTCATCGCCGAGCAGGACGCGGTCGGATCCGACGAGCCGTTCCCTCTGTCGTACTGCGTCGGCGGCGAGCAGGTCATTGACTGCCTGTCCCGAGCCCTCGCGGCTCACGGGATCGGCACCAGGGCGATCACCATCGTTGGTGCGAGGAACTGGGGTTGGGAGCTCGACGTCACTCTGCAGGGCTCCACCCCGGGCAAGGTCATGGCCGTGGCCGACGACCTCGAATCCGACCTGGGCCTTCCCGACGGCGGTTTCATGATGGAGCCCGACACCACAGACAAGTCCCGCATCACCACCCGCCTCGTCCAGTCCAACCCGTTCGCCGACATGCCCGCCCCGGCCGTTCACGCCCCGCGGTCCCTGTCGGTTCACGACGTGGTCGTCATGGGGCGCACCATGGACGGGTCACCGTTCGAGCTCACCCTCGACGGGTTCTGCGCCCTGATCATTGGCGCGATGGGCGCAGGCAAGACCCTCGGGGCGCTGCGGGCGATCAACGAGGCGCTCACCGCCTGCCGGGACGCAACCGTGTGGGACCTCGACCCGATCAAGGGCGGGCTGTCCGAGTTCGGCGACCTCATGTCCCGCCGGGCCCGGACCCCGGAGGAGTGCGAGGAGGCACTTGAGGAGGCGCTCTCCTACGTGTCCGCCCGCCGTCACCTCATGGACAGCCTGAAGATGGGCGACCGGTGGCACGCCACCGAGACGCACCCGAACCTGTACATCAACGTTGACGAGTTCATCCAGCTCAGCCCTCGCGGCAAGGATCTGCTGGTCAAGATCCTGCGGACCGGTCGCCAGTACGGCATCTACCTGATCATGGCCGGGCAGGAAGCAACCGCCGACGCCCTCGGTGACGCCGTTGCCATGCTGATTGCGTACCGGCTCCTCATGGCGTGCCGTTTCGAGGACATCAAGATCGCCTTCGGGCCTGGGGCGGGCAAGGAAGGCTGGCGCCCTGACCGCATGAAGCCCGCAGTTGGCCCCGTCGCCAACGACGCAGGCCAGGCCATGATTATGGGCGGCACGTTCAACCGGGCCATCCGCTACCAGTTCGCCAAGTACACCCGCGACCAGATCGCAGCAGCCGTGCCCGCGCGCGTCGCCGCCGGCGTCACCGCCATGGACTCCGAAACCCTCCTCAAGGCCGGAGTCGCCCTCGCCGGCAGCAGCCAGCGGATGAACCTTGCCGACCGGCTCGAAGCCTTCGCCCAGCAGGGTGGCGTGGATGATGCCTACCTCGTGGCAGCGCTGCTGCGGGCGTTCGACGAGACGGGCCGCGGCTTCCTCCCGACGAACGAGGTGCTGCTCCCCGCCATCACTGGCGCGGGCATCAAGGACATCGACGCGACCAGCCTGTCGACGAAGCTCCGCAAGCATGCCCCCGGCGTCAAGTCCGACCGCACGGACTGCCCCGAGGGGGCCTACCTCCGAGGGTGGCGCCGAGACGACGTTGAGAAGGCCGCGGCCGGCCTTCTGGACCCGGTGGAGACCCGGCAGAACCTCGGCAAGAGGGCGGCGTAGACCCGGCAGACACCCGGCGACACCCGTTGGCATCACCGCAGGTCGCCGGGTGTCTGCCGGGCTCGCGCCGGGGTCCCGCCGGGCATCTGCCGCCCCATTGATCCACATATGTGAAGTCTGACGAGAGGATCCGCCGATCATGCCCGCGAAGACCACCACCGCCACCCGGAAGCCAGCCGCCCGCCGCCGGAAGCCCGTCCCGCGCGCCCGCATCGGCAAAGGCCTCAAGGTACCGAAAACGGTGCCGCTTCACGCCCAGCTCGGCATGCGCATGGCCCTGATCGCCGCCTCCCAGATGGACGCCCACAAGACCACCGTCATGACCCGCAAAGACGCCGCGATCCTCCGCATGACCCACGAAGGGTGCCCCACCTGCCACGGCAACGGGCAACTCTTCACCAAGGACAAGAAGACCGGGGCCTTCAGCGGATCCAAGCCCTGCCCCGCCAAACCCACCAAGGCGAAGGCCAGCCGGGTCAAGGTCGCCCTCGCAGCCCGGTTCAGCCCCGACAAACGCACCGGGCTCGTCGGCTGGACCTGCCCCTGCGGCAAGAAGGAGAAGCCGAAGTTCCGGGACGCCAAGGAAGCCACGAAGGCACTCCGCGACCACGAGAAGAAGAAGCACGGCGGGAAGTCCGTCGGCGGCGCCTGGTACGGGCAAGGCGTCGACCAGCCGGCCACCGAACCCAAACCCGTCACGGCGGGGGAGCCGGTCACCAAGACCGACACCAGCACGTCCATGACCGACACCGAGTGGGAAGCGCAGAACACCCCACTCTCCCCGGCAGCCGCCGAGAAGAAGGGCCTCTGCTACTGCTGCGGCGGCCAGGGCGCCCTCTATTCCGCATTCGGCGGCGAGCGCATTACCACCGTCTGCCCCATCTGCCGCGGCACGGGCAAACCCGCCGCCGCCTCGACCAGCTAGGAGCCCTTCATGCAGCTGCCCGAGCAGCCCGTCGCCGGGCAGCCCGACCCCACCATCCGCCGCAACGCTGACCAGCTCATGGCGGCCATCGACGAGATCCAGGCCGAGAAGGTCACCTCGTACCGCGACACCGCCCCGCTCCCCGCGGTCGGCCCCACCCCGCCCGTACCCCAACCCGGCCCGCCCCCGATGTCGCAGTGGGCGGTCAACGCCAGCGGAGTCATCAAGGCCGTGTCCGTCGCCTCGCTGCCGGTCGGTGGCGCCCTGTGGATCGTCGGCCAGGTCGATCCGTGGGCCCTCGGCATCATTCTCGGCTCGCCGGCCGTCGCCGCACTCGCCGTCGCCCGGCTCGTCGCGAAGGTCAAAGACGCCAACCAGGCGACCCAGCCCGTCGTGCAGAACTACTACGGCAACGTCCACCACGACGAGCGCACCGTCACCAGCACCACCCGCGGCGTCATCGCCAACACCCGCAACCACCACTGAAGGAGACCCCATGGGCAAGTACACCGGCCGAATGCCCGTCGACATGCTCAACGACAAGCAGATCCGCCCCACCGAGTACCGCAAGTGGCGGCACGCCCAGGACCGGTTCGCCCGCCGCAACAAGGACCGGCAGATCATCGACAACCTGCTCGACACCATCCCCAAGCGCGGGCTCCAGGTGCCTATCCAGCTCGGCATCAGCGAGCGCCACCCGACCGACGTGTACGTCGCCGACGGACACCACCGGGCCGTCGCGTTGATGGAGCTCGGCGCCGACAACTTCCCGTTCCACTGGTACTGGATCGGCAACCGGGGTGTCCGATGGGAGACCGAACCGTTCCCGTACCACGTCCTCGGGCTGTAACCGGTCAACCAGCATCCCCGGGGGCTGTTGCCAACACCCGGCACGACAACCGCACCTGAGGAGAGAATGACTCCATGAAGCCGCGACTCACCCACGAAGAGCACATCACCCTGGGGCTGCGCCTCGCCGCCATCCGGAATGAACTGCTGAGCCTGTCCGTCCAACTCGGCAACGCCTACCCGCGACAAGGTCCCGAAGCCGTTCCGGAGAAGAAGCTGGAGATCGCCTACCGGGCCCTTGACCAGGCGCGCAGTGAGCTGGAGAACGCCCTCTTCAGGGAGCACCCGAACGTCGCGGAGACGAACGTCTACTACCCGTCACAGGAAGACCGGGAGGCGCACCGGCGGCAGTGAGACTGTCCGTTCACCGCACGACAAGGCCCCGGACTGTTTGGTCCGGGGCTTTGCGTTTGGCGCGGGCGATCCAGGCCCCGGTGGCGGAGCGGACGGGGCGGAGGGCCACGGTCACGGGCATGGCGGCCAGCAGCTCATCCAGGGCGTCCTGGCATTCCTGCTGGGTCTTGCCGTGGACCGTGAACCTCGCCATGAGGGCATTCTGCCGGGGGAGCGAGGGTGGCGAGGGCGGAACGGGTGAAGCGCTACGGGCAGTCGGGGCGCGTCCGTTCCCTGTCGGCCAGTCGGTCCGCTTCGTCGAGGAGTGCCCGCGCGGCCTCGTGCTTACCCTCGCCTGCGTACACCTCGGCCCGCTCCCGCAGAATGTCCGCAACCTCGTACAGTGCCGTGCTCGCGGCATGGGTAGCGGCGATGTCGTAGTGCCGGTCGCCGGTCCAGCCGATCAGCGGGGCCGACGTGAGTGCGTCACGGACCTGCTCGGTCACGTCGTACAAGACAGTCGGGTCACTCATGACCGCAAAGCCTCCTCGTATCCGGGGTGGTCGCTGTACGGGAGGGCGAGCAGGCGCAGCACCTCGTAAAGGGCGTCCCGCTTGTGGATGGCGGAAGATTCCTCAAGCTCGGCCATGATCGGATCCCATCCGCTGGTGCGCGCCTTCTGAACAAGACGTGCCGCCTCCTCCCGCGCACTGACAGTTGCGCTGTATGCCGCAAGGGCAGCGCGTTTCGCTTCGACTTCCCGCAGGGTGCGGGCCGGGTCATGGCGGGCTGCTTGGGTGCGTACATCGTCCGACAGGTCGGGCGCGTAGACCTCCAGGTCCTCGACGGTCCACGTCCCATCGCCTGCACAGGCCCGCGCCACCCGCTCATCGTCGTCGAGTCGGGCCTTCAGGAAGGCCAGCAAGGCGTCAGTCATGAGTCGTCTCCCTCGGGCTTCAGCTTGCCCACGGTCGGCGGGCGGAGGCGCTCGACTCCCTCGGCGCGGGCGATGCGCCGGAAGTACTCCGGGGTGAGGCCGGTGAGCTTCGCCAGCTGGCTGACGGTCGCCCCGGCCTTGAGGTCGGCTGCCGCTTGCTCCCGGACGGGGTCCTTGAGCTCGGCTTCGGCTTCGCGGGCGCGCTTGTAGCGGGCGTAGAGCCGGGTGGCTTCTTCGTCGGGGGCGTAGTCGGTGGCCATAGGGGTCATGGTCCCACATTTGTTGGCCACCGATAAGGCCACCCGGTTGCCCTAGCTAAAGAATCATGATGACCAACGAGTTGGCCTCTTGCATGGGCAACGTGTTGGCCTATATGTTGGAGTCATCGCCAAGCCGCAGTACACCACCCAGGGGGCACTCATGATCGACAACCTCGGCTTCCACACCGACAACGACCTCCACGCCGAACTCGCCGACCTCGACCGCCGCATCAGGAACCTCGCCGCCCAGATCGACGGCGGCTACTTCCACAGCCCGGAAGCCGAGTGGAACACCTGGGCCCAGTACCAGAACCTCATGGCCGCCCGCCCCGAGCTCGCCGCCAAGGTCGCCGAGGCTGACGCCGACACCGACCGGCTCCTCAACGCGATCCGCCTCGTCGGTGACGTCGAGCTCGGGTTCATCGCCTACGTCATCTACGGGCCCACCGTTCTGTCCGTGCCTCCGCTCCACGAGGTTCGCCTCATCGAGCGCGACGGCGGCTACACCGTCCCCGGAACTATCCGCCGCCGCGTGCCGGCCGACCAGGTCGCCGAGGTGGAGCGGGAGCTGCTGACCGCGGTCGCGGCCCCGAACGGGCACGCCCGCCTGTGGGGTCGCACGGTCCGCTCCTACCGCACCCAGGTCACCGCGTACTGAACGGCCGCCCGGCCCCACGGGGCCGGGCCCCACCGCCACCCGCGCAGCGCCACCCGAGGGGGACTCGTGATCGCCAGCAACCGCACCCGCCGCGCCACCTTGAAGGCCCGCCAGACCGCCAACCGGGCCGCCGCACGCATCCGCCGGCGCGGCACCGGCACCCTCGCCGCACACGCCATGGCCCAGGGCTTGTCCCACCGCGACGCCACCTCCGTCGCCGGCACCCTCCGGAAGCTCGCCGTCAAGCTCGGGATCATCGGAACCGCAGGACGTGCCCACGCCGGCCGCCACATGCGGAACTGCTCCCGCTACACCCGCACCCAGGTCGCGGTCATCGCCGCCAACTACAAGGCGCGCAAGCCCGCTTACCGGCTCGTCGCCGCCAAGCTTGCCCTCGCAGCCTGACCCCCAAGCCGCCCGCCCGTAAGGGCCGGTGTTCGCCCGGAACCCGCCCCCACCCCCAGTGGGGGCGGGCCCGGTGCCCAACTTCTTCCACGGGAGGCCCTGATGCTGAACCCGATGATCCGCTGGGAGCCCGGCGTCTTGGTCCGCTACCACGGGTCCCTGACCGCACTCCACGGCGTGTACGCAGCCCACCGGTGCGACTGCTACCAGCACGACGACCAGACCGGCACCGTCCGCTTCACCTTGAAAGACCAGGACGGCACGGTCGTGGCGCACTGCGTCCGACCCCGGTCCATCACCCCTGCCCTGTCTCCGGAAGGACCCCGATGACCCGCCAGACTCCCGCCCCGCTTGTTCACCTCAGCCTGTCGTCCAGCGACCGGCAGGTCCGCGAGCTGGCCCGCAGCTTCCGTGAGACGTTCGGCCTCGACCTCCAGCCCCCGTACCAGCGCGGCCGGGTCTGGTCGGACGACCAGAAGGTCGCCCTGATCCGGTCGTGGCTCACCGGCACCCCCACCGGCGTTGTGATCTTCAACGACCGGGCCACCACCGAGTGGCAGGCGGCCAACGGCTACGACCCCACCGAACGCGGCGAGCCGATCTACGCGTGCATCGACGGGCAGCAGCGCATCAGCGCCGCGATCGACTGGTTCGAGGATCAGGTCGCCGTTCCCGCCTCGTGGTTCGACGCCGACGACGTGATCGCCACCGAGGACACCAACGACGGCCCCTACGTCCGCTGGAGCGGTCTGACCCTGCCCCGGCAGCGGCACTTCGCGAACCGCGCCCTGCTCACCGTGGCTACCGCCCACGTCGCCACGCTCCAGGAGGAGGCGGCCATCTACCTCCTCGTCAACGGTGGCGGCACCCCGCAGACGGACGCAAACATGGGCAACGCCGCCCGGATCGCCGGCCACCGGCCCGAGTCCACCCCGTGACCGCGCCGCCTGCCCCGGCCCCGTTGCCGCCGTGGGAGGACACCGCACGCGAAGTAGCCCGCCGCGACCGCGAATGGTTCGAGCGGGACTATGACAACGACAACGAGGAGTAGACCGATGAGCATCCGACTCGCAGACCTGGACATCCACTGGACCGGGACCGACGACACCACCCCCGACGGGCACGTCCTCGCCCTCGGCATCGACACCCTCGGGCTCCTCCGGCTCTGCCTGTACGCAGGAGACACCCCGGCCGACGCCCAGTTCCGGGGCTCGCTCCTGATCCCGCCGGACGGCCACCAGCAGACGTTCCTGCCGACCCGGACGACCGCCTACGGGCCGGGCGGCGCATGGGTCACCAGCAGCGGTGACCAGACCAGCATGCTTGCCCGACTTGCCAACCTCGACCAGGAGTAGACCGATGGCCACCAGGAAGCCCCGGAAGCCGTGGCGCGTCATCATCACCGGCCCGGACGTGAAGGCCACCTCCGACCACACCAGCGAAGCCAAGGCCTACGAACTGGTGCGCGCCGCGCTTGGCGGTGACAGCCCCGCCGAACAGGCCCGCGTCGAGTTCTGGGCGAGCGGTGAGTGGCGGTGGTTCGAGACCGTCAACGCCGACGAAATCCCCTGACTGCCCCAACGACGAGGAGTAGACCATGCGGACTGCAGACTTCTTTGCCCGGCAGATCACCCAGGAAGAGGAGATCTTCGCCAGCGACGCACGAAGCGCCGCCGACCTCATGAACCGCATCGCCGACGAACCGAACTCGACAGTGGTCAGCGGCGACATCGCCCGCCTGATCCAGCAGGCCGCTGAACTCCACCGACGCGCCGCCAAGATCGCGGCCTGGCGCGAGGCGCACAGTCTCATGAACGCCCCCGCCACCTGACCGCTCCTGGGCTGCTGTGTACGGCACGGCGGCCCACAACCCGAAGGAGAACCATGCTCGCCGTCTCGGAACGCGTCACCGGCCTCAACGGCGCCCCCGACCAGACCATCTGGCACAAGCCCGTCGGTCGCATCGTCGACGAGTGGCAGAACATCGCCTGCAGTGCCGAGGAGGGAATCCTCAGCCCCAGGGCCAAGGAAGACGTACCGATCCGCCTGGACCGGGAGAACGAGGCGTGGTGCCCCGACTGCCTCAACCTCCACCGGCAGCAGCGGCGGGCCACCACCCAGGAGCCCCCGCGATGATCCAGCCCGGACAGACCCCCGACCCGTGGGGCCTCAAGTGCACCTGCGAGGCAGGCAACCGCTTCGCCACCCTCCACAACGGGCAGTGCGACCTCTTCCAGAAGTTCCCGCCGCCCAAGGCGCCCACCACCCGCGACGGGGCACCCCGCCGCACCGGATACGTCCTGGAGGACACGTGAGCGAGACCCGCTACGCCACCACGATCACCGTCACCGCCGTCAACCTCACCGAGTATGAGCTCGACCTCCTGCGCCAGCACATCGAGGACGCAGCCGCCGCCTACAAGGGCGACGTCACCGTCGACAGCCGGGATTACCCCGTCGACTAGCACCACCCCCACCCTGGGCCCGCCCTGAACCATCAGGCGGGCCCGAGGCGTTGTGCCACAGCGGTCGGCGGGAACACTGCAGGAAGACCACGGAGGTGACCATGCCAGGCCGACGACACACCGGATTCCGCAGCCGAGCTCAGTGGCGCTACTTCTTCGCCAATCCACGGCTCCGCCGATACGCCCGCCAGAAAGCCCACGCCACCAAGGGTGGAAAGATCACCCGCTACCGGCGGCTCCCCGCCCGCAAAGGCCGCCGCCGCTAAGCCGCCAACGTCGGCCGCGAGCCCCCGCCCACCGGCTCCTCGTCGAGCTCCTCGCCCTGGCCCTCATCGAAGCCCGGCTCAACATCGTCGTCCGGCTGCTCCTCGTTCGGATCTACGTCGCGAGTGTTGAACGGATCCCCGGCCGGCGTCTCCTGCGTCTTGTCGTCCCGGATACGCCGCACCTCCTCCATCACCTCGGCGTGATCCCAGGCCGGCTCCCGCATCTTCACCTTCATGTACGTGCTGATCGCCCCAGCCGACTCCAGCAGCGACAGGGTGCGCGCGGTGGCCTCCGGGTCCGGCTGTACCGCCTGCGGCCACGACGCCGTCAACTCCGCCGCCGGGTCCACGCCCTTCGCCCCGCAGTGCTTCACGTCGACCCACATCATCGTCGTCAGCACCTCCAGCAACGCCGGGCGCTGGTAGAGGATCTTCAAGCCGCGGGTCGTCAGCGACTCCTCCTTGCGGGCCGCGACCTCCGTAGCGGTCACCGCGACCGTGCCCTGCTCGCCGAACGACTGAGCCGAGTAGCCGGCCGAGGAGAGGATCTGCCGACGCAGCTCCTTCGTCGTCCGCTCGTGCTCCTCGACTCGGATCTTGAACTGGATGTCGGTGATCGAGTCCTTCATCGTCTCCGCACCCAGCAACCCGGACAGGGCCACAATCAGTTCCCTGTCCAGGTCGAACGTGCCGCCCGTTCCTGGCCCGTCGGTGTCCAGCATGGACTGCGGCACCACGACCTTCGCCTTGCCGAGTCGCAGGTCCCGCATCCACGACGACCACGACTCGTCCAGGGCGTCCATCATCGGCTCGATGCCTGCATAGTCGGAGCGCCCCAGCGGTGCCGTGTCCGGCACTCCGTCCCAGATTCTGTTGGGCAACACGTTCGGCATGTGCGTGATCAGCAGGCGGTCGACGCCCGTTGCCTGCCGGCCGTGGTCGTCGGTGCGCTTCACCAAGAACTCGGTCTCGTGATGATCGTCGAACCCCATGAGCATGCCCAGGGTGCTGTTGTCGCCTCGGTACACCCCGTACTCGATGGACCCCGGGGTGTGGTACTCCAGCAGCCGCCACACATCCCCGCCCTCCGTGAGCGGCTCCAGCTCCCGCCACACCGTCGCCGCAGCGAGCATGCCCCACCGCCACTCCGGCACCACCCCCGTTGCCGGGATGACGTCCAGCCACGGGCGCGTCCGGAGCGACTTGTCCCACACCACCCGCAGGTACACGTTCGACAACCCGGCGGCCAGCTCGGCGGCCTCCCGGAACTTTGCGTGTCCCCGGTCATCGAGGTACCGGCCGATCTGCGCCTGCGTCGACTCCGCCGTCGCCTTGTCCGTGGAGTCCACGTCGACCGTCACCTGCGGCACCTCAGCCCACAGCAGGTTCGCGGACATCTCCGCAATGTCCCCTCCGATCGGCACATGCAACTTCGCCGCCTGCTGTCCCGGCGACGGATCCTGACCCCAGAACATCCGCAGCTCATCACCGCCCACCGCCCGCCGCCGGTCCAGGTCGAAGAAAGCGCGCGCCACACCGTTCCGCGTGTACGCGGCCGGCCCGCCGTACACCTGAGCCAAATGCCCGGTGTCACCCGCGTACCAGGCCCGCCACATGTCCATGTCGGCATGCGGAATCTCCAAGCGAGGCGGCGGCCACGAGGTGTTCCCAGACGGAGGCAGCGGCATGACGAGTCCTTTCGGTCAGGCGGCCAGGGCGAGCTGGCGCTGCCACAGGGCACGAGTAGTGAAGATCGCGTAGCGGAGGGCGTCGACGCCATGGTCGGCAACCTTGATGGGGCGCTCCTCGCCGCGGAGGGCGGCCTTGTCGTCCCAGGAGTAGCCGCCGATCTCGGTGATGAGGTCCTTGCAGGAGGCGTGCACGAGCAGCCGGTTGGCGGCAAGCAGGGAGGAGACGGTGCGAATGCCGTCCATGACGTCGTTCTTCGCCGCGGTCGGCGTCATCCGGTCCCGGCGCAACTGGGCGCTGAAGCTTGCCGCGGACGGGTCGACGGTCACGAACTGCGGGCGCACCGGGCCGATCCCCGGCACGTCCATGAGCCACGCCCGCATCCGCTGCGAGTATTCGGCGTCGGTGAGCTGCTTCTTCGTCTGCCGCGCCTCATACCGCCACTCCGCGGCGGCGTAGAGCCGGCGGTCCCGGCCGAGGCCGAGGAGCACAGCGTGGAACGGGTTGCTCGTTCCGTAGTCCACACCCAGGCTGATCCACCGGTGGATGCCCTCGCGGGGCAGGGCGGTGACGATGTGGCGTTGACGGTCCCACGAGTCGTAGATGGCGCCCTCGGCGGCCACCCACTCGCCGAGGATGAACCGGCGGTAGAACAGACCCTCGTGAGAGGCCTTCATGTCGGCGACGTACTCGGGATCCAAGAAGGGGTTGTCGTCGATCGTGAACGAGAACCGCCTCACCGGCTTCGTTCCGACGTGGGCCAGCCAGTCCCGCATGAACCAGTGCGCCGGGTTGTCGGGGTTCGTCGTGCAGAACAGCTGGGCGCCGTGCACGGACATGCGGCCGTAGAGCTGCTCGAAGAAGATCTGCGGCACCAGCGTCACTTCGTCGACGTAGGCCCCGCACACCGTCATACCGCGGATCTTCGGCTCCGACTTGGCATCGTTGGCGCCGATGACGTGTACAACTCGGCCAAGGATCCTGGCTGTCGGCGCGCCTGGGGTGTAGTGGATGTGGTGGGCGATCTCCCCGAACAGGGCAGGGTCCTGCATGGGCAGGAACAGGTTCCTATGGATCGTCTGCGACGTCTTGCCGATCATGACGAGTTCACCCGTCGACGGCGCATTCGCCACGAATATCAACCACTTCAGCAGCGAAGCGATCGTCTTCCCCGACCGAATGGCACCCTCCCAGCACGAGATCTTCGTCGTCGACTCAGCGACCGACCTGATCTGCTTCCGCGACAACGGGAGGGTGTCCAACATCGGCTACGCCCGGTCCGTGGACTCGGCCTCAGCCTCGGCGTCCTGCTCGTCCATCTCCTGCGAGTACGCAGACAGCAGGGTCCCCAGATTCCCCAGCATCGACTTCGCCCCGTCCAGGTTCGACGCAGCCTCAGCCGGCGCCAGCTTCAATGACCGGTCCGTCGCCGCACCCGCAGCGGCAACCAGAGCCCGCCGCTCCGCGGCCGGCGCCTCGTCGAAGGTGTGCTCGGCGAAGGTGTTCATCGACCCGCCGAACGCGTACACCGTCGTCGGCTTGTGAATCCGGTCCAGGGAATCTTCGGCAACCTCGGTGAACTGGACGGCGAGAAGGCTGCGCCGCTCAGCTAGGTCAGCGAGACGCGCAGTGGTGGCAGCCTGAATTCTCGACCGGTCGAAGGACACGCCGAGATGCTCTGCGGTACGCGACACGACCGCCGCGGTGAGCCCCATCTTGCGGCAGATCGCGTTGCGGCCGAGCCCTTGCGTGTGGAGTTCGAGGAACTCCTCGAACTTGTCCTCGCCCATGGTCCCGTGAGGCATCAGGCCCTCCGTTCGGTTCGTGCGGCCCGGCGCAGCAGGGCGGGTAGTGGTGTGCCGTCGACGGGCCAGGTGGGGGAGTAGGGGATGGTCCAGCACCGGCAGTGCGGGTGCAGCGGGGGCCCCAGCGGGGCAGTGGCGAACACGGTGCGCCGCGGGTCGAGGCTGAGTGCGGCGGGGAACCGTCGGCCGGCGACGACGCTGCGCCCTGCGTAGGCGGCGCAGGCCGGGCATGCCCCGGGTTCGGCGACCCACAGGAGTCGGGTGGTCGGCCAGATGGTGCGGGCGACCGCGGTGGCGGCGTGTGCGGCGGCGCTGGTGACGGCGACGGCCGCGTGACGGGCGATGCGGGTGACGGCACGCCGGGCCCGGTTGAACACCCCGGTGACACCGGCGAATCCGAGGGCGGTGACGCTCGCCGCAGTGAGGAGCGCCAGGGCCCGGTGGTGCTCTTCCTCAACCGCGGCGGGTACGGCGTCCGCCGTGGCGGCAGCTTCTGGCCCGATGACGGGCTGCACCGGTGGGACGGGTTCCCCGCTCATCGCCGCGGCGAGCGCGGAGGCCTGCCTGGCGCTGAGCTGGGCCGAGTTGAACGCGGCGATCCGGATGCTGTCTGCGGCGAGCTTGCCTTTGCCGCGGAACGCGTCGGCGAGCAGCTGCTTGATGGCTGCGATGAGTCGGTCGAGGGCGCCGGGCGCCGGGGAGGCCTGTCGGTCGGTGGCGTGGAGCCACTGCCGGGTCGCTGTTCGCTGGGCGTCGGCGAGGGCTTGGGCGAGGGGTTGGGCGGCGTCGTGGGCGGCTTGCTGCTCGATGCGGCGGAGTGCGGCGGGGAGTTGCCGTGCCGCGTCGGCTATCCGGTTGCTACTGACCACCCTCACCACCCCCTTGATCCTTGAATTCAAAGGATATCTTGCGCTATGACCTTTGATTGTGCAGCATTGTGGTGGGTTCAGGGTTAACATCTGGGCTAACACGCAAGCGAACAAGGTGTCGCACCAGCGTGCAGGCCGCCCAAGGAGGCACCGAGATGACGACCCCCGCCCCCGCAGCACCCGAGGGAACCACGGCAGACCCCGGCACCCAGCCGGCCAACCCGCCCACACCCCCGGCCGCACCAACTGCACCGGCCCAGCCAGAGCCGGCCGCACCCACCACCCCCTCCGAGCCGGTCACCGAGCCGAAGCCCAACGAACCCAAGGCCAAGGCGCCCAAGTTCGAAGGTGACTTCGACCCCGAGCGCGCGATGAAGGCGATCGAGAACCTCCGAACGGAGGTCGACGATCAGAAGAAGAAGCGCGCGGAGGACAAGCAGAAGGCTGCCGACGAGCAGGCCAACTTCATGAAGAGGCTGGCCGGACTCTTCGGTGTCCAGACCGACGAGGAGAAGCCGCCCACCCCCGAAGAGCTCGCCAAGCAGCTGGCCGAGGAGCAGACCCGGACCAAGGCGTCCGACGATCGCGCCCGCCAGCGAGAGGTCGAACTCGCCGTCTACAAGATGGCCGGGAAGCACGGCGGCGACCCCGACGCACTGCTCGACTCACGCAACTTCGCCAAGGCCATCGAGAAGCTCGACCCCACCGCAGACGGGTTCGACGAAGCAGTAGCCAAGGCGGTGAAGACGGCAGTCGACAGCAACTCCAAGCTCGCGGCCAAGGCGCCGAAGCAGGAGCCGGAGCCCACCCCCGCAGGTGGCGCACCGATGGACAGGGCCGGTGGGAGCAAGAAGCAGCTGGGTGAGGCGGATGTATCTCGCATGACTCCCAAGCAGATCAACGAGGCCATGGCCGAAGGGCGGCTCGACCGCTACCTGGGCAGGGCCGGATAAGGACCCACCATGTCCGTCGCGCTGTTCAAGCCCCAGATCTGGTCCGCCCAGATCCTGGCCGGTCTGGACGAGGCACTCGTCTACGCGCAGCCCCAGATCGTCAACCGCGACTACGAGGGTGAGATCACCTCGCAGGGCCAGTCGGTGCGGATCGTCACCATCGGCGACCCGAGCATCTTCCCCTACAAGTCCGGCGACACGATCAACTACGAAGACATCGACACCGCCGGGCTGGACCTGCCCATCGACCAGGGCGACGCGTTCGCGTTCAAGCTCGACGACGTCGACAAGGCGCAGGTCGCCCTCAACCCGATGGCGAAGACCACCCAGCGCGCCGCCCGGAAGCTCGCCGCCCAGGCCGACCGGTACGTCGCGTCCCTGTACACCGGGGTCGCCCCGTCCAACGTCGTCGGCTCCTCCGGCTCCCCGGTCAACATCGCGACGAACCCCAAGGACGCCTGGGACAAGGTCCTCATCCCGCTCCGCACCAAGCTCAACCGGGCCAACGTCCCCGGCATGGACCGGTACGTCGTCGTGTCCCCCGAGTTCACCGGGGCGCTCCTCCAGGACGACCGGTTCGTCCGCGTCGACGCCTCCGGCAACGAGCAGGGCCTCCGCAACGGCATCGTCGGCCGCGCCGCCGGCTTCGACGTCCTGGAGTCCAACGTCACCCCGAACCCCTCCTCCGATACCCAGGTCATCCAGGCCGGCTACCCCGGGGCGCTCACCTTCGTGGACCAGATCCTGGAGACCGAGGCGCTCCGCCTGGAGTCGACGATCGCCGACGCCGTCCGAGGCCTCCACGTGTACGGCGCGAAGCTGATCCGCCCCGAGGGCATCGCCGTCGCCTACGTCGACCCGTCCGCCTGATCCCTCCCACCACCTCGTCGGCGTTCTCTCTGGAGGAATCATGCCGCGCACTGCTCTCACCCCGACCAACCTCGGCGCCACCGACGTCGCCGACCCGACCGGCACCACGGTCGACTCGACGCTCGTCACGAACGGCGTCGTCATCAACACCGCCGACCCGTCCCGCACCGTGCTGCGCGTCACGAACTCGGCCGGCTCCACCAAGAAGGTCACCGTCCGCGCCGGCGGCAAGGACGGCCCGGCCTGGATGCGCACCCAGGGCGACACCGAGGTGTCCGTCGCCGCATCCGGCACCCGGTGGATCGGCCCGTTCTCCGAGGCCCGCTACCTGCAGCACGGCGGGAAGCTGAACATCGACTTCGAGTCCGGTTTCACCGGAACCGTCACCGCGTTCAAGCTCGCCCGGAGCCTGTGATGGCAGCCCGCGAGTATGTCGGCGCGGGTGGCATGCGGGTCCTGCTCGACGAGCCCCTCGACCCGATGATGGCCGCCCAGGTCCACCGGGGTGAGCTGCGCCTGGTAGGGGACGGCGACCCGCTGCTGGACCCGGGCCAGAAGGTGCTGCCGCAGGTCATCCAGCACGGTGCGGACGCCCCCGCAGCAACCCGCGTCGGGAAGAACGTACACGGGGCTGCGGAGAAGCCCGCACCCGGTGACCACACTGGGGCGTGGGCCACCTACGCGGTGCGCCTCGGGCTGCTCGCCACGAAGGCGTCCACCATGTCCCACCAGCAGCTCCTGGAGTGGGTCGACGCCGTCGAGGACACCAACACCGGTGTCGTCGGTGACGCAGGCGAGGGCACCCGAGGCCCGGAGCACGCGAGCGTCGACGGCCGCCCCAGCGAAGCGCGCGGCGACGTGCACCCGAAGTCGGAGCCCCGGACCTCCCAGGCGCCAGCCGAAGACGGTGACGACGAACCTGCGGCCGATCTACCGAAGAAGCCTGCGGCGAACGCCAAGGTTGACACGTGGCGGGAGTACGCCGTCGCCCTGGGCATGGACCCGGACGAGGCGAAGGACGCCACCAAGCAGGAGTGCCAGGACTACGCCCAGGTCGTCGAGGACGCCCGCGACCCTGAGGGCCAGGAGTAGCCGGTGCCCTACGCGACTGTCCCCGATCTCGCCGCGTGGCTGGCCCCCGAGCCGGCCCCGCCGAACGCTGTGCGCCTGCTGACGCTGGCATCGCAGCGGATCGACCGCGCCCTGCTGGGGGCGTGGTACGACCGCTATGACGCCGAGGTTGTGGAGGTGCTGCGGCAAGCGACGGTCCAGCAGGTGCATTGGATGCTGGACCGCGGCGACGAGACCGAGGCCCAGTCGGACCTGCAGTCGATGTCGACGGGGATCAGGTCGTTCTCGAAGCGCCCGCTGCGGGACGGGGAGCAGCCGCAGCGGCTGGCCTCGTCCGTCGGGGACCTGTTGCGCACGTGCGGCCTGTTCCGTTTCGATCCGCTGGTGGTGGGCTGATGCCGGGCCACATCGGACGCCAGACCGTGGTGCTCGTTGACGCACCGCTGATCGCCGGGGACTACAACACCGTGGTCCGGGACTGGGCGCATGCCACCCGAACCCCGGTGTACGGGTGCACCGTCGATTACGTCTCGTCGACGGAGTCCCGTGATGCGAAAGACCAAACGGTCACCGCAGCCCAGTTGGACATGCCGCGCCGCGCCCCCTGGGTCTCGGAGTGGCAGCGCGTCGAATGGGACGGGCGCACCTGGGAGGTCGACGGGGTGCCGCGCGATGTTCAGGAGGCCGGCCCGCTGTCGGGGCAGACGGTGCGGCTGCTGGAGGTAGCGGGATGACCACCATCCGCATCGACCTCGACGAGGACGCCATCGCCGGGCTGGCCCTGCACCCCGATGTGCAGGCCGACATGGCGGCCCGCGCGGACGCCGTGGTCGGGGTGGCAAAGCTGACCGCCCCGGTCGACACGGGCCTGTACCGGGACACCATCCACCGCGTCGAACGCCCCGACCCGGACACGGGTGCGGTCCACGTGGACGCCCCGGTCCACTACGCGATCTACGTGGAGTACGGCACCCGGCAGACCGACCGGAACGGCCGCCGAATCCATCTGCCCCGGCACGTGCTGGGCAACGCTCTCGACGCCGCAGGAGGCGACCACCATGTCTGACCCCAGCACCGTGAAGATGCGCCTGACCTTCTGGCGTGGCGACAAGAAGCCCGGCGACACCGTCGACGTCCCCGCCGACGAGGTCCACCGCTGGAAGGGCTTCGCCGAAGTCGTCGACCACAAGAAGGCCGACGACGCCGCCAAGACCGCCGGGGAGAAGAACCCGACCACCGGCAGCCAGCCGCAGAAGGCCGCAGGCAAGTAGCCATGGCCGAGCTGCTGGTCCTCCCTGACGGCAAGAAGGTCGCCATTGACCTTCTCGACCTTGACATGCCCGATGCCTACGTGGCGTCAAAGCTCCCCGAGGGCAAGGCGCTCAACGCCAAGCTTCCGGCGGTCAGGGTCCTGCGCCTCGGCGGCACCAGCACCATGCGCGGCTGGTCCGACCCGGCCACCACCGACCGGCCCCGGCTCTCCATCGACTGCTACGCCGCCGACGAGGGTGCGGCCATGCGCCTCGCCCTCCGGGTCTGCGCCCTGTGGGAGCTGTTCCCCGGCCGGTCCACCGAGGACGGCATCGTCAGCGCCATCTCGCAGGAGACCGGCCCGCAAGACCGACCCGAAGAGGCCAACACCGGCATAGCCCGTGTCGGCATGATCCTGGGGATGAGCGTCCGCCCACCCCTCCCGAACAGCTAGGAGGCCCGTCGTGGGCGACTCGTCAGAAATCATCGTCGGCACAGCGGGCAAGGCCTACGCAGCCGAAGTCGGCGCAACGTTCCCCCTTGGCCCCGAGCTGGCCTGGGGCGTGGACTTCACCGACATGGGGTTCATCACCCCGGACGGCCTGGAGGAGGCCCTGGCCGAGGAGCGCACCCAGCTCGACGCCTGGGGCGAGGACGCCCCCGTGGTGGACCTCGCGAAGAAGAGGCCGCAGACGTTCAAGCTCACGTTCCGGCAGACCAACGCCCGACTGCTGTCCCTGTACTACCAGGTGCGGATGGCGAACATGACCAGCACCCCGGCAGTGACCGGGCCGCCCGCGAAGAAGCAGTTCATCAGCTTCGGATCCGGCTCGGTCACCGACACGGTCGAGATCGCCCTGGGCCTGGACGTCATCTACGGCGGGAAAAGGCACCGCATCATGATCGCCCGATGCGGTGTCACCGACCGGGGCGCCCGCAAGCACTCGGCGGACGACAGCTCGAACTTCGAGCTCACCTTCACCGCCCTCGCCGCCCCGGGTGGCGCCCAGGCTGTCCAGCACATGATCACCGACGTGGCGCTGCCCGAGGACTAACCCCCGACTGGTGGTCCGTCGCGCTCAATCCCTGGGCGGGGGCGGCACGACGGGCCACCTGCAAGCCCCCGCCTGCCCCTGCCCAAGTAAGGAACCCACACCATGTCCAAGCCCAACCGCAAGGTCATCCGCCTCCAGCAGATGCGCGCCCAGCGCGCCTCCGCTCAGAAGCTCCAGTTCCTCGACGTCGTCTTCGAGAACGCCGAAGGGGTCGAAGAGACCTGCACCTTCCCCGTGCAGGACAACTGGCCCCTTGAGGTCATCGAGGAGGTCGAGGAGAAGGGCGGCAACGCCAACCTCAACGTCCTCCGCGAGATCGCCCGGCCGAAGGAGGCCTTCGACCGGCTGGTGTCCGGCGCCAAGCTCACCGTCGGCGAACTGAAGGACATCCTCGACGAGATGGGCGAGGAGGCGGGCACTACCCAGGGGGAAGGCTCTGGCTCCTCCAGCTCCTCCGAGAGCATCCAGGAGCCGTCCGCGCCGACATCCAGCGCTACTACCCCGGCCGCCGCCTAGAGGAGTTCTGGGCCATGTCCTGGGGCGAAGGGTCCATGAACTGGGCCGAACTCCGCGACCTGGTCCAACACCTGCCCGAGGACTCCGCGACGAAGGCGGCCACCTCTGGGGACGTGGAGGGCCGTCGCTGGACGCAGAGCACCTACCTGCAAGCCGCCCAGTACAACGCTCTCCTCCTCATGATCCGGGTCCTGTGGGCCGCCCACCTCAAGGGCGACCCGCCGGACATGCCACCTGTCGAGTCGCCAGCCACGGAGGTCGATGAGCGGCAGGCCGAACTTGAAGCCGCCGGAATCGCCTACTCCGAGGCAGTCCTCAACCAGTTCTCACCCGGCACCCAGACCGATCAAGCGGAGATCGACCACTGGGCCAGCAAGCTCCGCGAACTCGAAGCAGCAGCACCGTAGGAGGGGAGGGCAGCATGGCCGAGCCGACACTCGTCGGATCCACCCGGGTCTCACTCATTCCGGACACATCCAGCTTCGGCGACCGGCTCCGCATCGAGCTGCCCTCCGCGATCCGCCAGCCCGCCAAGCTCGCCGGAGAAGTCGCCGGAGACCAGATCCTCGACGGGATCCGCCGGAAGCTCGCGGCTGCTACCCCCACTGTGCGGGTCGGTGTCGACCTCCTCACCACGGTGGCTGAGGCCAAGCTCACCAAGCTGACCAAGACGCGCACGGTCAAAATCACCGCCGAGCTGGACGACAAGGCCGCCACAACGGCGCTGACCCGCCTCACCCGAGACCGCACGGTGAAGGTCCGAGCCGAGCTCGATGACACCGCGGCGCGCGCCGGGCTGGGCAGGCTCACGGACCAGCGCACCGTGAAGGTCACTGCCCAACTCGACGACACGGCGGCGAAGGCGGCGCTCGGGAAGCTGAACGCCGACCGCACCGTGAAGATCACAGCGCAGGTCGACGACACCGCCGCCAAAGCGAAGCTCGCCGGGTTCGGGCAGACCACCGTCGACATCGTCGCCAAGATCAACGATGCGGCGTACAAGCGAGTCGAGAAAGCCCTCGCCAAACTCACCGCCGACCGCTTTGTGCAAATCCGCGCCACCCTCGACACCCGGGTCGCCGCCAACGAACTCCGCGGCCTCACCCAGCGGCAGCGGGTCCGTATCGGTGTCGACGTCGACACCCGGGTAGCCGCGGACGACATCGCCAACCTCACCCGCCGCCGCACCGCACGCATTACCGCCCGCGCCGACACCGCCAGCGCCGCCACCGCGCTCACCACCCTCACCCGCGACCGGGTCACTAACGTCCGTGTCCGCACTGTCGGACTGTCCGCGCTCACCGGCTCTCTCGCATCCCTGGGGTCCGCGAGCGGAAGCGGCGGTGGCCTCGGCCGGCTCTCCGGCGGCATCGGGTCACTGGCCGCCGCAGCAGTTCTTGCCCTGCCGCAGATCGCCTCCCTCGGGTCAGCTGTCGCTCAGCTCGGGCCGCTGGCTGCCGTGGCTGCCCCTGGCGTGCTGACCCTGGCCACCGCGTTCGGCGCGATCAAGCTGGGCACGTCCGGGGTCGGCGACGCCATCAAGGCGGCGTTCAGCCCCGCGCCGGCCGAAGCGAAGGCCGCGGTCACTGCGACCCGGCAGGTCGAAACCGCTCAGCGCTCCCTCGCCAACGCGCAGCGCGGTGTCGCCGACGCCGAACGCAACCTGTCCCAAGCCCAACGCACCGCCCGGCAGGCCCAACAGGAACTGTCCGCTGCCCGCAGGCAAGCCGCCCGCGACCTGGAGGACATGAACCAGCGCCTCCGCCAAGGCGCACTCGACCAGAAGCAGGCCGCACTCGACATCGAGCAGGCCGAACTCGACCTCGCGAAAACCCGCTCCGACCCCACCGCCACCCAGCTGCAGATCCAGCAGGCCAACCTTTCCCTGGAGCGGGCGCGGGCCGCGGCTGAGGAGCAGTCCCGGCAGCAGAAGCGCCTTCAGGTAGACACCGCCGCCGCGAACAAGGCCGGGGTCGCTGGCTCCGACGCGGTGGTGCAGGCGCAGGAACGAATCCGGTCGGCCAACGAGCAGGTAGCGGACCAGCAGCGTGGTCTGGTCGACGCCCACCGCGCTGTCGCCGACGCCACCCGGGCCGTTGCGGACGCCCAGCAGAACGCCGCCACGCAAACCACGAAGCTCGACGACGCCATCTCGAAGCTCAGCCCCAACGCCCGCGGGTTCGTGAACACCCTCCAGGCCATGGCGCCGGCGTGGCGGGCCATGAAACTCGACGTGCAGGACGCCCTCTTCGCAGGACTCGGCAGTCGGCTCCAGGCCGTCGGCGGGCGGATTCTGCCTACCGTCCGGGCCGGGTTCGTCGGCGCCGCAGGCGAGCTCAGCGATATGGCGAAGAACGCCCTTACCGCTGTCGCCACCCTGGAACGCACCGGGCAGCTCAAAGGCACGTTCGACGTCATCCGCAACGGGCTCGGGAACCTCAACCGCATCCCCGGCCAAGTCCTCACCGGTCTGTCGCAGCTCACTATCGCCGCTGGCCCCGCCTGGGACCGGATCACTGCCGGTGCGGGCGAGGCCATGGACCGGGTCATGGGCAAGCTCGCCAAGGGCTTGGAGAACGGCAAGCTTGAGGAGGCCATCAACACCGCCCTCGACATCGCCGTCCAGTTCGGCGGGGTGCTGGCGGACCTCGGCGGCATCATCAGGAACGTCTTCGGCGCCGCCGCTGATGGGGGCGGCGACTTCTTCGCCATCATCGGATCCGCCCTGGCAGAGATCCGCCGGGTTACCGCCCTGCCCGAAGTGCAAGATTCACTAAAGGCGATCTTCTCCGCCGTTCAGGCAGTGGCCGGGCTCCTCGCCGGGGCGCTCGGCGACGCCATCCAAGCAGTCCTGCCGGTCCTCGCCGCCCTGGCGCCCTCGGTGACGCAGGTCGCGAAACTCCTCGGCCCCGCCGTCTCCGACCTGTTCGCGACGCTGGGGGAGGCGCTTCTTCCTGTCGCCGAGGCCCTGGGTCCGGTTCTGGTGGTGGCCGCCCAGGCGGTCATCGCTCTGGTCAAGGCGGTGTCGCCGCTGCTCCCTGTCCTCGGGAAGTTGATCGGGGACCTGCTGCCGCTGGTCACTCCGATCTTCGACATGCTGGTGACCGTCTTCAACGCCCTGGCACCGGTCATTGCGCAGATCGCCGCCCAACTCGGCCCGATCCTCACACCCATCATTGAGGGCCTGGCCGCGGTCATATCCGAGCTGGCGCAGCAGTTCGCCGCCCAGTTCCTGAACCTCCTCCAGCAGCTGCTGCCGGTTCTGCCGATGCTGATCCCGGCGTTCATCCAGCTCGGCCAGGCCATCGGGCAGATCCTGTTCGCCCTGGCCCCGTTGCTGCCGCAGTTGCTGCTGCTCAGCACGATGTTCATCGTTGAGCTGTTGCCTGCACTGCTGCCGCTGCTTCCGCCGGTGATCCAGTTCTCGACGCTGCTGACTCAGCTCGCCGTCATGGTGATCACCGGGATTGTCGTTCCGGCGATGACGAAGTTCATCGAGCACATGACCGCACTGCGGGAGAAGCTGCGCCCTGCCGTCGACGCAATCAAGTGGGTCACGGAGAAGATCGCGGGGGCCTTCGAGTGGCTCTACGACTTCCTCCTCGGCCACTCCGTCATCCCCGACATCGTCAACGGGGCGATCAGGTGGTTCACGGACCTGCGCAACGGGGCCATCCGGATCTTCAACTGGCTCCGCGAGAAGGTCGCCGGGGTCTGGTCCGGGCTGTGGAACAACATCAAGACCACCGCTTCCGACGCCTGGGGCAGCGTCCGCCGCGGCTTCGACAACTTCGCCGAGAAGCTGTCTGGGGCGTTCAACACCCTGAAGAAGGGCCTCGGGAAGATCTGGGATGGGCTGAAGGAGCTCGTCAAGAACCCCATCAAGTTCTGGATCGACGTCGTCTACAACAAGGGCATCGTCTCCGTCTGGAACAAGACCGCGGCGAAGATCCCCGGCGTCCCCGACCTCAAGCCCATGGGCCTCCCCAAGGGCTTCGCGCGCGGCGGGATCCTCCCCGGGCAGTCCTCCTGGCGGCAGGGTGACGACCAGCTTGTACCGATGCGCCGCGGCGAGGGCGTGTACGTCTCCGAGGCGATGCGCGACCCCTACGAGCGGGCCCGGCTCCACGCCGTCAACCAGGCGGCCATGCGCGGTCAATCCCTGCGAGCCTTCCGCGGGTTCGCAGAGGGCGGCATCTTCGACGGCATTACCAACGCCGTCGGCAGCGTCCTCTCCAAGGGCGCCGACGTCGCCCGCGGCGGCCTCGCCGACCTCGCCGAGTCCGCGTTCTCCCCGGTCAAGAAGGGCATCACCAAGGCCCTCGGGAAGAACAAGAGCACCTGGCCCGGCATGATCGGACAGGCCCCGATCGGGCTCATCAACAAGGCCATCGACTACATCCGCGGCAAGGACATCGTCGAAGGCACCGGCCAGTGGCTCAAGCCCGTCTCCGCCCCCTACGGCACCCCGTTCGGGAAGCCGGGGCTGATGTGGTCCAGTGGCCGACACACCGGGTTGGACTTTCCGGCGAAGACCGGTACGCCGATCCGGGCGGTCGACTCAGGGGTCGTCCGGCAGGCCGTCGACTCGGGGCCCTACGGCAAGCACATCGAGATCAACCACGGCAGCGGTCTGTCGTCCCTCTACGCCCACATGTCCGCCATGCTCGCCAAAGCCTCCGACACCGTGAAGCGCGGCCAGCAGATCGGACGGGTCGGCGCCACCGGCAACACCACCGGCCCCCACCTCCACCTCGAAGCCCGCATCAACGGCAAGACCGTCGACCCCATGCGCTACCTCGAAGGCGGAGGTGACGGTGGCAGCGGCGGTTCCGGGGTGGAGCGGTTCCGTGGCGTCGTCACCCAGGCGCTGGGGCAGGTCGGTCAGTCCCTGTCGCTGGTGAACACGACGCTGCGCCGCATGAACCAGGAGTCGGGCGGCAACCCCAAGGCGGTCAACCGCAACGACATCAACTGGATCAACGGCACCCCATCCGTCGGTCTGATGCAGGTCATCCGCCCCACGTTCGACGCCTACGCCGGGAAGTACCGCAAGACCGGGCCCAAGCTGTACGGGGTCTCGATCGACCCGATGGCGAACATCTACGCCTCCATGCGCTACGCCCTGTCCCGTTACGGCAGCCTGTCGTCCGCCTACAACAGGCCCGGTGGTTACGCCCTCGGCGGCATCGTCGGCGGCGGGGTACAGATCAGCACCGGGTTCCGGCGGGGCTCCGGCTATGCCACGGGCGGCGTCATCCGGGTCGGCGGGAAGAGCATCGACACCGGGCCCATCGCGGCGTCGGTCGGCGCGAACTTCCTCAAGGCCCTGGCCGGTACGGCGTCCGCGATCGACAAGGCCATGACCCAGGTCGCCACCGCCGTGAAAAACGCGTTCAAGGGCGTGAAGACCACCCTCGACGACAAGCTGGTCCGGCAGCTCACCACCCAGAACAAGGCACTCCAGACCCTGGCGAAGCAACGCGACACCATCGCCGCAAAGATCAGCCAAGCCAAGGCATTCGCCGCCGAGACGACTACCAACGCGGCCAACTTCGCATCCCTGACCAGCCTCCCGAACAGCGGTCTGCCGTTCGGCGCGGACGGCATCCTCAACGGTCTGCAGGTGCGCCTCGGTCAGCTCAACGCGTTCTCGAAGAACCTGGAAATCCTGGGCAAGCGCGGCCTGTCCAAGGCCCTGATCGGGCAGATTATCGCCGCCGGCCCCGACCAGGGCGCCCCGTATGCCGCGGCGTTGGTGAAGGCGACCGACGCCCAACTGAAATCGATCAACGCAACCCAGGTCCAGATCGGGAAGGCCACGTCGGCTTACGGCAACGCCGCTGCGGACGCCATGTACGACGCCGGATCCATGGCGGGGAAGGGTTTCCTGACGGGGCTGGTGGCGCAAGAGAAGGCGATCGTGAAGGCGATGGCCGACCTGGCGAAGAAGATCCAGAAGACCATCAAGGTCGAACTGAAGATCAAGTCTCCTTCGCAGGTCCTCGCCGGCCTCGGCCGGTTCACCGGTCTCGGGTTCGTCCGCGGGGTCCGCGACACCATCCCGCAGGCCGCCGCTGCGGCAGCATCCATGGCCCGCGTCGTTCGGTCGACCGCCGCAGCCACCGTCGCCCGCACCGAGGTCAGCACGGTCAACAACACCAGTGGCGACCGGGTCCTGAACTACAACGCCCGGGTCACCGAGGTCGCCTCGAAGCGCAGCATCCTCGATGCCCTGGCGCAGGACGACATGCTCCACCGTCCGGTCATGAGCGGAGCCAACTGATGCCGATCCTGGTCGCCTCATCGATCCCGCCCGAGGAGCAGCAGCCGCCGTGGGAGTGGCCGCAGCGCGTCGTCGAGATGCCCCTGGTGTCCTTCACCGACCCCGGCGGTGCAACAACGCTCCTCACGGACTGGGAACGCGGCTGGGTCGTCCAGCCCGGCATCAAGGGCCTCGACATGCCTGACTACGCCATGGCCACGGACGAGTCACCCGGCATCGACGGCTACGAAGTACGCCAAGTCCGCGCCCAGGGCAAAACGATCAGCATCCCGATCGCGTTCTGGGCCAACGACAGCAGAGCCGCCTACCTGGCCCGCCGGCGCACGTTCATTCGTGCCCTCAATCCGAAGCGCGGGCAGGGAACCCTGACCCTCACCCAGCCCGACGGGGACGTCCGCAGTATCGGGGTCCGCTACCAGGACGGCATGGAAGGCGACGAGTCCCTAGACGCCGCGGGACGGCGATGGTGCATCGGCGTGGTCACCTTCGCTGCCCCGTCTCCGTATTGGACTGGGGGAGAGGTCACCACCGAGTGGAAGAACAGCGCGGGCGGGGACTTCTTCCCGTTCCTCCCACTCGTGGTGGGCGACTCGCAGGTCCTCGGCTCGGTGACCGTCGAAAACGACGGCGACGACGACGCCTTCCCCGTGTGGACCATCAAGGGCCCAGCCACGTCGGTCACCCTCACCAACACCACGACCGGGCAGACCCTCGTCCTCACCCGCACGATCACCGGCGCGGACACGATCGTCATCGACAGCAGGGAACGCCGCCAGACCGCGCTCCTCAACGGGGTCACGAACCTGTGGCCGAACCTGTCCAACGCCTCGGCTCTGTGGCCTCTGGAGACCGGTGTCAACAAGCTCACCCTCACCGTGGCCGGCTCCACGTCCGCCACCTCTGTCCGCATGACGTACCAGCCCCGCTACCTGGCCGCCTGAGAGGAGGACCACCGTGCCTAGCACCGCACTTCGCGTCTACGTCCGTAACTCTGCCCTGGAGCGCATCGGGCAGATCGACGACTACACCAGCCTCACCGTCATTCCCCGCTACAACGCCATCGGGTCCTTCGTCCTGGAGATCTCCGCCGACTCCGGCAAGGCCAACCTGCTGGCGGAGGGTAACGGGCTCATCATCCGAACCGCGGACGGCACCCTGGTCGACTCAGGGCCGATCCGCACCGTCGACTGGTCCCGCTCCAAGGATGACTCCGGCGAGGGAAAGCTGACCGTCGGTGGGGTGTCCGACACGGAGGTGCTGGCCCGCTATACCTGCTGGCCTGCCCCCGGCAACGCCATCGGGTCCCAGGCCGATACCGTCTACAAGGTCAGCGCCGTGGTGGCTGAGACGGCCATGCGCACGCTCGTCAACCTGAATGCCGGGCCCGGCGCCCTGGCCGCCCGCAAGAACCCGCTCCTCACTCTCGCAACCAACGGCAACCGTGGGCCGACGATCACCCGGCAGCTCAACCAGTTCGACGGCCTCCTCGCCGTCCTCACCGACATTGCGAACGCCGCCGGGCTCGGGTTCCGCGTTGTCCAGGTTGGGTCCGGGTTGCAGTTCCAGGTGTACGAACCCACCGACCGGTCTGGCACCGCCCGGTTCGCGTTCCGGCTGGGAAACCTCACCGACGCCAACTACTCGACGACACCACCCACCTGCACCCGCGCCGTGGTGGTCGCCGGCGGCCAGACCTCACCCCGCCAGTGCAAAACCTACGACCGAGCCGACCCACTGTTCCCTGGGCTCACCATCGAGCAGTTCGTCGACCTCACCTCCGTGGACACCGCATCCGTCGACCTCGTGGCACAGATGGACCAGGCCGCCGAAGAAGCCCTCACCTCGGGTGCCGGGCAAGGGTCGTTGGCCATCAGCCCGATCGACATCCCGCACCTCCAGTACGGGCGGGACTACCAGGTCGGGGACACCGTGTCCGCGATGGTCCGCGACTCGTGGATGACCGACGTGGTCCGCGAAGTCACCCTCACCTGCACTGCCGGAGAAGGCACCACGGTGAAGGCCGCCGTCGGCTCCAGCAGCGGCGACGGCACGGTCGCCCGCATCTACAAGTTCCTCGCCCAGGTCAAGAAGGACGTCGGGCGCCTCAAGACCAGGAGGTCCGCCTGATGGCCGAGTTCAGTGCGCCGTTCGATGACGCTCCGATCGCAACGCAGTCCCAGTGGTCCCGCATGGCACGGCGATGGGGCCTCGACGGGGTGCACGCCTCCGACCCTGCCAGCACAGCATTGAAGATCACCGGGAACGGTACCGGGAACGTCGTCCTCCAGCCAGGGGAGGCGTTCGTCAACGGGTTCTACTACCTCAACGACGCCGTGAAGAACATTGCGGTGACGGCCAACGCTGGATCCACCACGCGCGTCGACACCGTGATCCTCCGTGCCTCTATGAGCGCCAAGTCGGTTGTTGCCGTCTACAAAACCGGGGGCAGCACCGCCCCGACCCTCACCTCGGACGAGAACGGCATCTACGAAATCCCGCTCGCCCAGTGCACCGTCGCCGCAGGGTCCTCCGTCGTCACCGCCGTCAACGTTCTCGACCGCCGCTGGTTCACCGACCGCGGTGTCATGCCCAGCATCCCGGGGGCACGCCGGCCCAGCATTCGCGGGCAGCTCCTCGTCGAGGGCACCACCCTGTACGTCGGCGACGGGGCCACGTGGCTGTGGCTCGGGTCCGCGGGCCAGGACGACACCACGTACACCCCGGCGTGGACCGCAGGGTCCACCACCATCAGCTGGGGTGCCGGGTCACAGAATGTCGGCCGTTTCCAGGTGCGTGGGAAGCGCGTCGACGTGACGATCCAGCTGGCACCAACGGGGAACCCGGGGAACATCAACTCGCCGCTGATGGTGACGCTCCCGCCCGGGTACCCGGCGACCCCCGCCATGCGGTCGGTCTTCACCTGGACGTACACGTCAACAAACTCACAAGGATCCGGGCTCGGCTCCGGAATTGTGTTCCCGGACCAGTCGGCCACAAAGATCGGCGCCCTGCGGTACGCGCTGCCTAGCGGGTCCGCGTCGTCCACCACCCACACGATCACCAACGGCATCCCGTGGGACATCCAGGACGGCTCCATCCTCACCATCGACGGCTCCTACTGGCTCGCCTGACCCCCGAAAGGACACCACCATGCGGCACCTCTTCGGGGGCACCACCTCGGACTACGCCATGCAGCAGGTCGGCAACCAGCTCCTGCTCCGCCCCGGAGCGACCGGCCAGGTATGGAACGCGATCGTCGGCGGCACGCAGCTCACTGACCTGACCGACACAGCCGGGGTTCCGATCACCAGCGTGATCGCCGCCTCCGACGGGGCGGTGGCCTTCTACGGCCCGGAGGATGTCACCGAGTGCTTCATAGACTTTGGGTTCGGTCGCCGGTACACCCTCATCGCCTCCGACATCGCGAGCACCGTCTCCGCACGCCTCGACGGGCTGGTAGCGGCGGCTGCCGACGATGCGACAACGAAGGCCAACAACGCCCAGGCCGGGGCTGTTTCGACAGCGGCAACCTCCGCCGCGGCGCTGTACCTTCCGAACGCCATCACCACCGTGGACAGCATCATCACCCCTGCGACTCCGGCGGCACCTGTGTACTTCGCACACCGTGGTGGGGGCATGGTCCGCCCCGAGCACACGTTGGTCGGCTACCGGGCGTCGGCTGCGATGCGGTACCCGTTGGAAATCTCCGTCAATGTCGACGCCAGCGGTGAGTTGTGGTGCCTGCACGACGCGACCGTGGATCGGACGACGAACCGGACGGGGCTGCTGAGCTCGTACACGACGGAGGAGGTTGCCCAGCAGATCCAGACGAACAACCGTGGTCTGCTTGGTGCCGGTTGGGCGGAGCAGCGGCTGGTGCCGTTGCGGCAGGTGCTGGATGAGTTCCTGGGCAAGGTGCCGATCTTGCTGGAGCCGAAGGCGAATGACGCGGTGGTGCCGACGCAGCAGTTGCTGGACGCCTCGTACCCGCACGCTCCGCGCAGCGTGATCTGGAAGGCGCACATCGGGACGCTCAGCTTGCCCTGGGCGAAATCGAGGGGGTACCGGACGTGGGTGTACCTGGACTCGGGCACCAGTGACGCCACGATGGATGGCAAGGACGCCAACGTTGACTACTGGGGTGTGAACACGACGTTCACGGACACCCGGATCTCCCAGGTGGTGGCCCGGGGGAAGCCGGTCTTCGCGTGGGCGGTGTACAGGCGCTCCCAGGTCGCACGGCTCACCGGCCTGGGTGTCGTCGGCATGATGTCGTCCGACCCGCGGTACGTGTCGACGTCGGCCCCTCAGCGGACCGCGTCCCGCTGGGATCTTCAGATCAAGGAGCCGGGGTGCACGCCCACGATCGACTACGACGAGACCTACGCTCTCCAGTTCGCCCCGTCACCGGACGTCGGCTGGGTGAGTGTGCCAGCTGTGCCGTTCCAGTCGGTGGGGTTGGGCACGTACTGCCCGATCGCGGTGGGGGCGGGCGGGTACCGGATCAGCTTTGACATGAAGTTCAAGGTGCTGCCAGCGTCCACGTTGCACGGTGGCATCTATTTCGGGAAGCAGAGCGACGACCCGTACCGGTTCAGCCAGTCGAACGCGACGGGCGGCTATCACCTGGTGATGCGGGCGAACGGGCAGATGCAGCTCAACAAGCACACAGCTGGGGTGACGTCGGGGACGACGATGGGTTCGGTGATCGCGACGACGGCCCCGGTGGCGGATGCGGCGATGAGTTTCCAGGTGGATGTGACGCCGACGACGGTGGAGGTTCGGCGGACGGACGGTACGGGGTGGACGACGGGTGCTCTGGCGGACACGACGTACCGGGGAGGCTATTTCGGCCTGTCGAACGGGTCGATCACGGATGTGGCGACGCGGCCGTACTGGCGGAACCTGGTGGTGACCCAGTTGTGATGCCGGGCGCGGTGGCTGGGATGGTTCCGGCGTTTCCCGGGCTGCGGGCGGACGTGACGGCGCCGCCGGGCTCGGACACGGCGGCGGTGCCGGGTGGGGGAGTGGTGGTGGGCTGGGTACTGGTCGCCGACGAGCAGGCGGTGGGTGGCGCCCGGGTCGATCCGGTGTTCCTCGCAGCCGGCCAAGCGTGGACACCGGACCAGCTCCGGCAGGAGCACGGGCAGCACCTGGGCGTGACGGTGGGATGGGTCGGCTAGTCAGCGTCGGGAGCTGCGCCCGCTGTACCAAGGGAGGGCGAGTCCGTCGCTCTCGGCACGGGGCGACACAGACCATAGCTTTCTCGTTTTGATAATAGACTGTGTTGCATGGATGAGAACTGTCCCGCTTGCGGGCAACCCCGGATTCGTCGACATGGTCGAGCTCTTCTCACCTGCGGCGACACCGCGTGTGGGTACAAACTGCGAGCCCAGAGGCTACGAGGCCGGGTCTACGGAAACCGAGGGGGCGGCCCGCCGAGGAAGGCCGACCCCACATACAACGCCGTCCACGTCCGCGCTCGTCGCGCATTCGCAGGCGCGCCCTGTGAACTGGCCGATGAGACCTGCCAGGGAAGGATCGAGATGGCCCTGCGAGTGGACGTGCCGCCGCAGTTGCTGAAGTTCTCCCCCGAAGGGGCCCCGTACTACGCCGGGTTCAACACGGAAGACGCGTACCGTCCTCTGTGCCGATCGCACCATGGACGGGAAGGCGCCTTGCGAGCTGCCGCCCACCGGTCGCCCGCCATTGCCGCGGGCGTAATCCGCGACAGGCTTCAGGCGGAGCATGAATGCACCGGTGAGGGCTGCCAAGTGTGCTGTCTTCTGGCGGAGTTCGACTCCCTGGCCGAGGCGCTCGTCTCCGCGGAGGCTGCGTCGATAGAGCGGCGCGCTGCGCTCCCGGCGTCCGACCCCACGCAGGTGCGCGACCGGGTCGATGTGTGCGAGCGCGGCCACAGGCTGATTGCCCCGAACCTCGTGCCATCGGACCTGCGGCGCGGCGGAAAGACGTGCCTGTCCTGCAAGCGTGCATACGACCGCGCCCGAGGAAAGCCGGGCTTTCCGATCGCGGAGGTCGCAGATCGCATCTATGCGCAGGTCAGGGCTTCGTAGGCCCCACCTGGTGGTCATCCCTCGGTGCGTGCAGGGCCCTCGCCTCGCGGATCCCACGGGAGTGCGAGGGCGTCCCCATCGCGACGAGGAACTAGGTGCAGATGAAGATGCATCACGGACTGGGTGGCTTCCCGGCCCGGCTGGTGATGAGGTTCATGGGCCGGTCCATCTGCTCCATGAGCTGGGCCGCACGCCGCATCGTGGCGGCGGAGACGGTCGGGTCGGTCGCGAAGTCGGTGACGTGGGTCTTCGGGATGACGAGGGTGTGGCCTTCGACGACGGGGTTGAGCGGCACGATCGCTATGGCGTCGGACCACTCGTGCACGAACTCGGCGGGCGCGCGGCCCTCGTTGATCTCGCAGAACGGGCAGGCGGTCACGACGCCTCCTGATTGCCGAGCGCCTGGATGGTGGCGCATGGGTGTTCGGTGGGTGGGTTGTCGGTGCTGCCGTCGGCCCAGCCGGAGCACTCGACGCAGATGGTGCGGCCACGGTGCTCAACCGGGCGGTGAAGGGTGCGGACCTTCCCGGTCAGCTCGCGGGCGAACGCGTCGATAGCCTCGTCCACCTCGCTGCCCGCAACGGGCATGTCCTGGGCGGCGATGTTGAAGAGGTCTTCACGAGCGGTCACGGTGTCTCCCTGAGTTGAAGGTCGAGTTCATCCCGCAGCCGCAGGAGCCGCTCCCACGGCCAGCACATGGTGTGCGCCTTCTTCACGGCCGCTTCGACGAGCGGGTCCGTGGTCTGGTAGCCGGCGGCGAGGACCCGCAGCCAGTCCCGGTCGACCCAGCTTGTACCGCCGTGGCAGCACGGGAGCTTGGCTGGTTGGTGACGGGTGGCGGGGCAGCCGATCTCGACGAGGGGATAGGAGAAAGCGCCGATGATGAGGTCACAGTGGGGGTGTCCGTCGATTCCGGCGGCGACGGCTTCTTCGGCGCCTTCGCGGCGGTGCCAGTCTCGTTCGATGACGATGGCCGGGTCGTGGGACAGGCACAGGACACGGTAAGTGCTACTCATTCGCCGTCCTCCGTGATGCGTCGTTGGGCGAGGTAGGCGCCGTGGTCCATGCGGACGTATTCCAGCAGGCCGACGGTTTCCCACTGGCGCTGGTCGGGGCTGGTCCAGCAGGAGAGCTGCTTCTCGCCGTTGTTGTTGACGGTGACTCCGATGACGACGCTGGCGACGAGCATGTCGCCCCGCAGGTCTCGGAGCGCCCCGGAGATGGCGTCGTGGATGCGGTCGCGTTCCTGCTCCCACTCGTCACCGTCCCACTCCGCGCTCATGTCCCGCCTCCGATGCTGGCGACGATGACGGCCTTCACGAGTTCGAGGGCTTGCTGCTCGGTGAACCCGGCTGCGACGTATGCCTGGTGCATCTCGTGGAGTTGCACGGCTGCGGCGGCGAGTTCGGTCATGGGGTCGGTCGGCTCAGGCATCGGGGGCCTCCTCCGTGATCAGCCGTATGCCGAGGATGCGGGCGGTCGGGGCGAGGAACACCCGGGTGTCCCGCAGGGGGAACGACGTCCACGTCTCGCCCGGGTCGACGATGTCGGCGGCGAACGACTGGGTGTGCCCGCCGTCCACGGTCACCTCGTACAGCTGGTGGCCGCCTGCGTCCGGATCGTCGGACATCATCTGCTCAGGCGTCACGCCGAAGGCCTTGGCGAAGTCGACCAAGTCATCCACGGTGATGCGTCGCTTGCCGCCCTCGGTGGTCGCCACGACCTGCGAGAACTTGTGCCCCATCTCGGCGGCCAGCTGGATCTGCGTCCAGCCGCGTCGGGTGCGGAGCAGCTTCACGTTCGCAGCCACCCGCTCCACGGGAGTCACGACGCACCCCTCCACGTCTGCCGGGCGAGCCAGCGACGCACGGTCTGATTGTGGCGGGCGTCGGCCCCCAGAGCTGGGCGAGCGCCACGTGGTCGTAGGCGCCGTAGTTCGCCCACAGCTCCACGTCCGGCCCGGCGGCCCGAATGAACTCGGCAACCTCGCGGGCGATGCGAGGGCGAGACTTCACGGCCGGGTCCCGGTAGTTGAAGAGCCACCGTTCGGGCATGTGGAGTCGCCAGTCGCCGTGCGGCTGCGGCAGGTTGGGCACGACGTTCTCCATGAGCCAGGTGTGCTGGCGCACCTTCCGTCGGAAGACCCGGCCTCGCCATGAAGGGTCTGCCAGCTTCAGAGCAACGGCGTAATACTCGCGGCCGTCGTCGCTCACCATCCCGATGGAGATCAGCTCGATGGTCCGGCCGTCCTCCAGGAACTCAAGGTCGTAGTCGATAGCGGTCATGTCCGCCTCCGGGTGCGGGTGGGTGCGGGTTGGGGTGGCTGGCCCAGACCCGCACGGCCAGGCCAGCCACCAGAGGTCGCCTCGCGGCAACGACCTAGGTGCACCATAACCCCTGAACCTTGGAATCGTAGGCATATGCGATTCAAAAGCCTATGATTCAAAGGTCAACGGTCGATGCGGGCCAGTACCCCGCCACCCCGCAGGAGACACCATGGCCACACCACTCACAGCAGACCGACTCCTCAAAGCCCTCCGCGACGAAGGCCTCACCGTCATCGAGCACCGGAGCTGGCGCACCAACAACCGCAACCACAAAGGGCCCTGGGGGCCCATGCACGGCGTGATGATCCACCACACCGTCACCAGCGGAACCGCCAACAGCGTCGAGCTCTGCTACAACGGCCACAGCGCACTCCCCGGACCCCTCTGCCACGGCGTCATCGACAAGGACGGCACCGTGCACCTCGTCGGGAACGGGCGCACCAACCACGCCGGACTCGGCGACGACGACGTCCTCCGCGCCGTCGCCGCCGAGGCGAAGAGCCTTCCGCCGGACAACGAGGCCAACACCGACGGCAACCGGCACTTCTACGGGTTCGAGTGCGTCAACCTCGGCAACGGGCAGGATCCCTGGCCCGCGGCCCAGCTGCTGGCGATCGAACGCGCCGCCGCCGCACTGTGCCGAGCACACGGCTGGTCCGAGCGATCCGTCATCGGCCACCTCGAATGGCAGCCCGGCAAGATCGACCCGCGCGGCTTCACCATGGCGTCCATGCGCGACCGGATCAGCAACCGGCTCGACACGAAGACACCCACCAAGCCGACGACACCCAGCCTGCCCAACCCGCCCAAGGCCCCCGTCGTCGACCTGTCCAAGCTCATCGCCGCCGCCCGCCACAACCCGGCCGCCAAGGGCACCCCCGTCACCTACGCCGGGGTCCGCATCGTCGAAACCGCCCTCGTCGACGCCGGACTCCTCGCCAAGACCTACTCCGACGGCCACTTCGGCACCACCACCGTCGCCGCCTACTCCCGCTGGCAGAAGTCCAAGGCCGGCGGCGGCTACATCGGGAAGGCCGCCGACGGCATCCCCGGCAAGGACTCCCTCACCCGGCTCGGCAAGAAGTACGGGTTCACGGTGACGGCATGATCCTCAACCTGACCCCGCACCCCGTCCGCCTGTACTGGAGTGAGCGCGAGGACGGTAACGACGACCTCGACGCGCACCTCATGAAGGTCTACGAGCCCGAGCCCACACCGGCCAGGCTCGCAACGAACGAAGTGAGCAGCGGCATGTGGCCCGTGCTCGTCGAGTTCGGGCACGCGCAGAACCTGCCGCCCAAGCAGGACGGCTACCAGTACATCGTGTCCCTCGTCGTCGCCCTCGCCCTGGCCGACCGACGCGGCGACCTCCTCGTCCCCTACCGCGAGGTCCGCAACGCCTCCGGAACCGTCATCGGCTGCCGTGCCCTCGCGCAGCCCGTCTGAGAAACGAGACCACCATGCGCATATTCGGCCGCGAGCCCGTCGTCATCCTCGGAGCTATCGCCGTCCTCCTCAAGCTCCTCGCCGGCTACGGCATCCAGGTGTCCGAGACACAGCAGACCCTCATCAACGCGTTCCTCGCCTGCGCCGTCGCCGTCGCGTCCGCCGTCGTCCTCAAGAACGGCGCTCTCTACGCCGCGCTCCTCCAGCTGGCCTCCGCCGGCCTGGCCCTCTTCGCCGGCTTCGGCCTCGAAATGACCGTGGAGCAGCAAGCCGGATGGATGGCGTTCGTATCCGCCGTCCTCATCGTCATCGAACGACCCGCCGTCGAAGCTCCTCTACCGACCACCCGCGTCGAGCAGACCAGCCCCGTCAAGCAGCAGGCCTAACCCAGGTCATGCACAACACAACCCGGGAGGCAGCGGATGGCTGAACTGTTCGGATTCAAGCCCGCCGACATCGGGGCCGCCGCCCTCCTCGTGGTCGTCGTGCTCATGGTCCTCACCGGCCGCCTCGTACCGAGACGCACCTACGACGACCTCAAAGAGGACCGCAACGACTGGCGCACCGCACACAACAAGGTCGCCGACGCCCTCGCCGAAGCGGTCCGTCAGAACGGCGAGCTCACCGAACTGTCCCGGACCGGCGTGCACCTCCTCGACTCCCTGCCGCGCGGGGAGGTGACAGCCGATGGTGATCAAACTGTGGCGCCGTAAGAAGACCAAGCCGACAGCCGCCAAGGCGGCCATCGAACGGGCCGAGAAGACCAGCAGCGAGCTCGAACGGCGACGCCCGGAGGCCAGCCAGCTCAGCGCTCGCCTCCGGGCCCTCCGCCACGAGAACCACTTCGAACCAAAGATCAGAGCAGCAATGGAAGGCGGCCACCAATGATCGGCACCTGGGACCGGCTGCTGAACGTCACCACCTCGGCGGTCATGGCCGCCACCGGTCTCACGTTCATGGCCACCTACCACCTCCTCGCCCCCTGGTGGCGATCCGAGACCGGCCGGCACCTCATGGCCTTCGGGGCCGCCGTCACCGCCCTCGGCGCCTACACCGTCGCCATCACCTTCTGGCCCGACTTCTGGCCCCTCCGCGTCTTCCGCACCGGAGTCAGCCTCGCCATCGCCGCCCTGTTCATCCAGCGCACCGTCATGGTCATCCGCGCCCAACGCCACCAGGAGCACTGATGCCGTTCCCCGAGGGCGTTCCGTCCGTCCCTGTCCGCTACAGCATTACGTCTCCGGCTGACGGCGGTCCGGGGGAGGGAACCCTCCAGTTGATGCCGACCGTGCCCGCGATCCGCATCCCCGGGCACGAGGGTGTGTTCACAGGTGGCGGCACCTACCGGTTCGTCGACGGGCGGCTCGACAACGGGACCGGCGACCAGGTGCGCCTGCTCCCCACCAACGTCGACGGCGCCAACCCCACGGTGTGGGCGTGGCTCGGCATCGAGCAGGTCGACGGTCGGCAACCGCGGTACTTCTACTTCGCCGTGGACGCCGACGCGGATGGGGTCGACCTCGGCGCCGTTCAGCAGCTCGCCCCCGACCTCGCCCAGTACCTTGCTGTTCCGGGGGAGTCCGCCTACGACGCATGGCGGCGGGCAGGAAACGACGGCGACGAAGCCGAATTCCTCGCCAGCCTTGTCGGCCCACCCGGCGACATCGCCGCGGCTAACGAGTACACCGACGAAACCGTCAGCGAGGGGCTCGCCGCCGAGGTGCAGCGGGCCAACGCCGCCTACGACCCGGCCGGTTCAGCAGGAGCCGTGTATACCGCGGCGGTCAACGCCGCATCTTCCGACGCCGCCACCAAGGCCGCTACCGCCCGAGACGCTGCGATCGTCTCGGCAGCACAGGACGCGGCCACGAAGGCGGGCAACGCGCAGTCGGCAGCCGTTTCGGCCGCAGCGTTGGCAGCTGCTGGCCTCTACCTCCCCAAGGCCATCCTCACGGTCGACGCGTTCATGGCCCAGTCCGGGACGAAAATCTTCGGGCACCGCGGGGCGGGCATGGTCGCGCCGGAGCACACCGAGGCCGCCTACGACTACGCGATCGCCCACGGCATCCAGGCCATGGAGCTCAGCGTCAACGTCGACAGTGAGGGGCAGCTGTGGTGCCTCCACGACCTCACGCTCGACCGGACGACATACAGCACTGGGGCGCTCAACACCTATCCGTCGACCGGACTCGCCAACAGGGTCCTCACCAACGGGCGGGTGATGCTCGGGCAGGGCTGGACGGACCAGCTGATGGTGCCCTTGCGGAAGATGCTCGACAAGTACCTCGGCCGCGTCGTCCTCTTCCTGGAGCCCAAGGGCAACGATGCCGTCGTACCCCTTCAGGCCTTGCTGGCGACGTCGTACCCCCATGCCAACCAGTCAGTGATCTGGAAGGCACACGTCGGCACGAGCTTCGTCTGGCCGAAGAACAACGGATTCCGGACCTGGTGCTACGTCGATGACGGGTCAGCGAACTCGGTGCTCGACGGCAAGGACAGCCTGGTGGACTACTGGGGCGTCTCCACGTCCATGTCGTCCACCCGACGCAAGGAGATCGTCGCCCGCGGCAAGCCCGTCTTCAGCTGGCCGGTGTACAGGAGGTCGCAGCGGGCCGCCCTGGAGGCCGACGGCATCGTCGGGCTCATGTCGTCGGACCCGGTGTACGTGCGCGGCACCACCGCACAAGCCACCGCGTCCCGGTGGGACCAGCAGGTCAAGGAGTCCGGCGGCACCCCGCAGACCGACTACAACGTCGACGCCGCGCTGAAGTTCTCCGAGACCGGTGGGTGGGTCAGCGTCAACCGGGCCCGCGGAACCTACGGGCTCGGCCGCTACTGCCCCATCGTTCCGGGCGCCGGCGGCTACCGCATCCAGGTCGAGATGAAGTACGACCAGATCAACTCGGCGGACCTTGCTGTCCACGGCGGCCTCTACCTAGGGAAAGTCAGCGACGACCCCTACGAGTTCAACACCATCAACCCGAGCAACGGCTACCACCTCATCCTCCGCCACAACGGAGTCCTCAGGCTCTACCGGCACGTCACCACACAGACCGGCGGGATCCAGCTCGGCGCCGCCGACATCCTCACCGATGCTCCCGTCGCCGGCCAGTCCATGACCATCCAGATCGACGTCACCCCGACGACAGTCGAGGCTCGCCGGCTCGGCAACGCCGCCTGGACCACCGGACCCATCGCCGACACCACCAACCGCGGCGGGTACTTCGGGCTCAGCAACGGCAGCATCACTGACGTGGCGTCCAGGCCGTTCTGGCGGAACCTCGTCATCACCCAGCTCTGACCAGGTCCCGCCGCGCGGTCTACTTGATCGTGCCGGTGAACTCCGGGAAGGCGAGGGCATCATCAACGGCGGTGGAGCGTTGAACCGTCACCACGATGTCCTTGCCATACCGCTTCTCCAAGGAGTGGTCGCTGGTCTTCACCGCCGACACCCCCTTCGCCAAGCGCCCTTCGAGCGGAGCACTATTCTTCGAGAAGATCGTCAGGTCGGCGGTGCCACCATTCGTCGCACCGTCCACCGACACCGACACCTGATCCAGGTCGATGGCCTGCCCACTCTTGTTGTCGAGCTTCACCCGCACCCGGAACTCATACGCCTTCGGGTCGGGCTCCTCGAACTCGTCCCAATCCGAGAACACCTTCGCGTCCACGACCGTCACCTCCAGGCCGTCCGGCCACGCGAACGGCCTCCCAAACGCCAGGTCCGTGGCCGGCGCCTCCGACTCGGCAGGAGTCTCGGTGTTGCAGTGCTCCATCCAGTCCGACTGGTTCAGCGACGTATCCGAGCAGTCCACCTCATGCTCCGGCGCGGACGCCTTCACCGTGGACTTCGGCGCGGCTGCCTCGTCGCTGCCGCAGGCAGTAAGGGAGCAGGCGAGAAGAAGAGCTGCCGCAGCAGCGGTACGGGTGCGCATCAGCAGTCCTCCTCGAACTTCACCGCGGTGAACTCAACCGGTTGCCCGTTCAGCGACTTGCCGGGGGAGGGCGACTGGGTGCACACCTTCCAGTTGGACTCCATCAGCACCATGCGGTCCTCGGCCGCATCGGTCACCGTGATCGACGTGCCGGAGGCCAGAGCGCCTCGAGCTGCGTTCACGGACTCGCCGACCAGGTTGGGCATCTTCCCGCCGGCCGGCTCGGGGGCCTTCTTGTCGCTGGCCGGGCAGGTTTCCTCCAGCTTCACTGCACCGAAGTCCAGGGTGGTGTCGGTCGACGCCGTCTTCCCGGCCTTGATGTTCTGCGAGCACACCTTCCAGTTCCGGTCGAACGCCTGGAACCTGTCCCGCCCGGCACTGTCGTGGGACTTCAGCGAGTAGAAGCCCTTCTCCTGGGCGGCGTCCTGGGCGGACTGGAGGCCCATGCCGATGAAGTCGGGCACCTTCACCTCGTCGCCGTCGTCCTTCTTCGACTCCTCGGTCTCCTCGACCTTCGCCGGCTTGGCGTCAGCCTTGTCCTCCGACGGCTCGACGGGCTTGGCGGTCACCGTCTTCGTCACCGTCGGCGCGGGCTTGCTGCTCGCCGCGGTCTCAGTGCCACCACTACCAGCGGCACCGAGCATGATGCCGACGACGAACAGCCCGGCCCCGGCGGGAATCACCACCCGCTTCTTCGCCCAGGCCGGACCACCAGTCTTCGGCGGCTCGGGTGTGAACGGCTGCTGCCCCCAACCAGGGTGCTGGTACGTCATGTGTCCCCCTACGTGCGGTTCGTGGAGGCCCGACCGTAACCACCCGACCACACTCCGGGGAGCCGGATGTTCCGGTGGTGACGGAGTTGTGACCAAACAGCGGGGGAGGGGTGGCGGGGCTGTCAGGTGCCAGCATCAAGCAGCGGGTTCTCCAGCCGTCGGGCCAGGGTCCACTCCATGCCCCCGCGCCGGCACGTCAGGACCAGCCGGATGGGCTTGCCCACGTACTCGCCCTGCCACATGCCTTGAGTCTTCCCCTCCATCCAGGGACCGGGGTAGGTCCGCTGCATGGCGAAGCGGGAACCCGTACCCACGGCAAGGGGGAACGGGGCGGGGCCGCGGCCGTGCTCATCCGTCCCGTTGGCGCCGTGGGTGAACTTGAACGGACCCCACACGAAGTTGTCGAGATCAGCCCGGGTGAACCCAGGGGCCGGCGTCACGCCGGAAAGGTCCCTGTCGTCGTCGCCGACCTTGATGGTGATGCTGTCGAGGCGCTCCAGGGAGTCGGGGCCGGTGAGGTGCAGCTGGAGGAGAGCTTGCCCGTTTCCGGTCTCGATCAGTTCGAGGTCGAACTGTGGGGTGCGGTCAGCCTTCCACCGTTCGTCTTCGATGCGGGTCAGGGCTTTCGCCGCTGCCGCCGACCGCGTTGCCGCCCACCAGGCTCCGCCGGCTGCGATGGCGCTGAGTGCGGCAGCTCCCGCGCTGATGGTGTCGGTCCACTCGATGCTCATGCGCCGGGACTCTAGCCGCGGACACCGACAATGGGACCGACGCGCCTGCGCCCCGCTCTCATCCGAGGGCGGGGCGCAGTGCTGTGTCATCGGCGCTGCTGTACCGCTTGGGCCAGCTCCCGCAGTGCTGCTCCGATGGAGAGGAGGGCATGGGTCTGCGCGTCCGTGCTCAGCCGTTGCGCCACATCGGGCTTGTTGGCGCTGGCGGCTGACTGTGCCATCTCCATCCGGTCGAGCGATCGCGCCTGCAGTGATTCGAAGTCCGGCAGCGGCACTTGTGCCCCCTCGGGTCGTCTGACTTGTCCGGAGGAGTCTCCCCGGCTGCGGACGCGCTGTCAGTAGCGCCTTCGAGTGCTAGGTAGCGCATAACGTTCCCTGGTGTACTGCTCCTTGGGGCGCCCAGCCACGCAAAAGCCACATCCTGTGAGTGGTGCCAGGATGGCCTCATGCGGATCGAAATCGCGGTGGGGTTGATCGGTCTTGGCGGCGCTGTCGTGGGTGCACTGGCGGCATTCCTCGGCGTGGTCTACCAGCAGAGGCACCAGGCTCGACTCCTGGAGAGGGAGCGCCGTGCCGCGCTGTCACAGGTCGCTGTCGACGCCCTGCTGACAGACTTGGAGGAGCTTCGACGGCATGCCTGGGTCAGGCCCGACGAAGAGCGGTTGGACCCGGCGTGGACGGATTGGTCAGCCGAGACAGGCCTCATCCTCGCGCGGCTGAGTCTCGCGACCCTTCGCCTGCCTCATCCAGAGCTGCGCGAGATGATTCAAGCCGCTGGCGTGTACGGATTCGGCAACGAGGATGCCCTGCAGGAGGCGGTTGGCCTGCGAGCTGGCCGACCTCTCATGGCGGCAGTGTGCGGAGAGGCACAGAAGTGTCTGGGCTACTACCTTCGCGGCGAGCCCATCCCCGCCACAATCTTCCTCTCCGCCGCCCGTGCCCTTTACCAGGAGTCCATCACTCCGCGCTGACAGGATCAGCCGTTCATCAATCGGTCGAGACGTGAATCTGAAGCCGATCAAGATACGGAGCGCGTTCTACGAGAAGCCATCGTTCAGAAACCTGTTCATCTACCCCCTTCGTTCAGATACTCTGAGGACCCGTTAGCTGAACCAAGGAGGCGGTCTATGGCCCTAGTTGGGCTCGTTCGAGTCAGCACCGACAAGCAGAACACCGAGCGGCAGCACGACGCCCTCGACCCGATCTGCATCAAGGTCTTCGAGGAGAAGGTCAGCGGCAAGCTCTTGGCCGAGGAGCGGCCGGCGCTGATGGAAGCCATCGACTACATGCGTGATGGCGACATGCTCTGCGTGCAGGAGGTGGACCGCTTCGGCAGGAACCTCCTCGAAGGGCTCATCGTCCTCAACGACCTCTTCGAGCGAAGCATCCCCGTGAAGGTGCTGGACGGCATTGCGGCCGGGGAGCACACGGAGCGCTCCCTCATCCTCGACATCGCCCTGGCTCTGGCCGAGGACCGCAGGCGCGACATCGTCAGGAAGACGAAGGACGGACTCGCCGCAGCACGCAAGCGCGGTCGGGTCGGAGGCCGGCGCCCTGTCATGACCGAGCCCCTCGTCGTCCAGGCCGTCGCCCTGCGGGACAAGGGCTACAGCCTCAAGCAGATTCAGCCCCACCTCCGCATCGGCGAAGGCAAGAACAAGGGGAAGAACCCCAGCATCGGCGCCATCTCCCAGGCGCTCCAGGCCCACGACGCCGCAAAGGGGGGAGCAGAGTGACGGATCGAATGAGCGGACAGCCGAAGCCCTGGGACATCAGCTCGAAGGCCGCCGTTCACATCGCTGCGCTGATGGATCTGTTTCGCCTGGCATGCCAGCGCCAGAAGTTGGTACTGCAGGTGGAGCGAGGGCTGGCTGGTTGGACCGATGTCAGGTGCAAGGAGGGGCACGAGTTCAGCCTCAGTGCGCTGGACGTTGTGTCGACCTCTAGGCCCTTTGGCTTGGAGCCGGACGAGCCGTGGTGCAAGAAGTGCAGTAGCGCAGAGTGGGTCGCGGAGTGCATGGCCGCTCTCAAGATTGTGGCGATGAGCCAGGGGGTTGAGCTTACGGCCACAGATGAGCAGGACGAGTCCGGGGAAGGTCACGTCGTGTTCTCCGCGCGATGCTCAGAGGGGCACTCCTTCCAGACGACTGGCAGGCGGGCGAGAGGCCGACATGGTGATCCAGTTAGGCATCTGTGCCCCGATTGCCGCAGGGGCGCCCTTCTTGCGGAAGGATTCGCCAAAGCGGAGGAGGTCGTCCGCGGGACCCGATCCACGATCACAAAGAGGTACCGAAACGCTGTAGAGATCAGGTGCCGCCGTGGCCACCCGCACACGTTCTACACGGACAGCCCGGATGGGCGACAGGGCATACGCCCGAACTTCTGCGGGCCCTGCGCCAAGCTGGTCACGTTCCAGGAGTTTTCGGAGGCGGCTAAGGATCTCGGCATCACGGTGCTTGAGTCGCAGTGGATAGCCAAGTCGCGCTCCCACCGGGCGGTCTGCTTCGCCGGACACGAGTTCGGCCTCGTCCCGAACAAGATGAAGCGCGGATGCCCCGAGTGCCCACGAGGGATGTACGGCGGCGCTATCCCTCCTCACGACGTGTACTACGTCGTGAGCGGGCTAGACGCCACGACAGGCAAGGAGACAGTGAAGCCGGGCATCAGCTCCGGGGTTGGCTTCAACCGGCTTCGGCAGCACGCTGAGGATGGGCTGACCGTCCAGCATCTCCGAATCTGCGGGCTGCCCCTCGGTATGGCGCGAGCGCTGGAAAGCTTTGTCCTGCGTGGACTGGACGGTGAAGGCTGGCTGTCCACCCGCGGTGTCGAGTACTTCCCTGCAGAAGCACTGCAGGACGTCCTGGACTTGGTGGGTGAGTGGTTCACGGATCAGCCAGGGCTGACCATCCGCTCCGTGGTCGTTGACGTCGACGAGTTGCACGGCGTCGCTGAGACGGCAGCGGTGCGCGAGGTCGTCGACCTCGATGTTGACGCAGCCGTGGTGTTCGACTCCGGAGACCTGACACCTGTTGCGGCATTGACGCGCTGAACGCACCCTGATCGACCGTTTCCGGTCACACCTCTACCCTTGTGGCCGGATCGGGTGCATCGTGGTTCTCGCAGCTCCCCATCCCGAGGGTGTGGGACTGCTCAGGCCCCCGCCTGCGTCTACCCCCGTCGCGGGCAGGGGCCTGCCGCTCCTCCCGGCTCCCCACGGGAGGCCAAGCGGCTGCCCGCGTTCAGGGCTGGGGGAGTTCCCCGGGCCGGATCGGGATGACTTTCACGTCGGTGTTGCCGCCCTCTTCGAGCTCGGCTTTGCGGCTGGTGGCGCTGCCCTTGTCGTAGGCGACGGAGGACGCGCGGGCTTTCCCGGTGGTGTCGGTCCAGGTGAGGGCGTAGTTCTGCATGGTGATCGGCATGGGGCCATCTTCGCTGGTAGGTCTGACAGTGGCGTGTTGACGCCCGGTACGACTTCCCACCCGGCAGGGTGAAGCGGTCGCGGTTCGGTACCGACTGGTGTTGGCCGGCCGGTACGAAGGCTGCATGATCAAGAAGACTGCGCGGGGCCTCGCCGCTGCCGCTCTCACCGTCCTGCCCCTGTTCTCGGCCGCGCCGGCCCAGGCCGCCGAGCCCCTGTCCCTGGCTGATGCTGTTCAGCAGCTGCCGCTGGCCGACGAGTCCCGCGAGGGCTACGAGCGCACGTCGTTCAAGCACTGGGTGGATGCCGACAAGGACCGGTGCAACACCCGCATGGAGGTGCTGATCGCCGAATCCCGTGTGGAGCCGACGATCGAAGGGGCCTGCAAGGTCGTGGCGGGGGAGTGGTACTCGTACTACGACGGGTTCACGCTGACAGAGCCGGGCGGCCTGGACATCGACCACATGGTCCCCCTCGCCGAAGCCTGGGACTCGGGCGCCTCCGGCTGGACGGCGGCTCGGCGTGAGGCCTACGCCAACGACCTGGACGCCGACCGGTCGCTCGTCGCGGTGACCGCGAGGTCGAACCGCAGCAAGTCCGACCAGGACCCGGGCACGTGGCTGCCGCCGCTGGCCGACGCCCGCTGCACCTACGCCACGGACTGGGTGTCGACGAAGCTCCGCTGGGGCCTGACCGTCGACCAGCCGGAAGCCGACGCCCTGGCCGAGCTGGCTGAGGGTTGCGGCCAGGAGACCGTGGAGTACGAGCCGGCCAACTGACCGATCTGCGCTACGAAATCTGACGACGTAGCATCCAAGTACCGTCCCGTCGGGGGATAGCGCTCCACCTAGTCCTGTCGGAGGACACCATGGCCTTGAGCCACATCGCACGTCTCCATGCTGACGAAATCAGAAACCATGACTGGTCTGATGCCCCTTTCCGGATCGACCGGGCGGGGCACGACCGCGCCGATGACGGTGGTCGGGGAGAGCAACTCACGGAGACGCAGACTGATCGCATCCGCATGAACGTCATGTGGGTAACAGCCCAGGTGCTGGGGTTCCAGGACCCGAATTTTGACGTCTACGAGTTCGCCGAGGCCTGCGGGGTCGAGACACGGACCCGGACGGGACGCGTGGACGGCGGCATCCAGGCCGGAGTCCGGCTTCTGAACGGCAGGTATGCACGTCCCGGCACCCGGGACTACGACGATCGGTACTGACCAGCCTTGGTCTGTGCAGCGGCGTCCTTCCTGCGGGAGGGGCGCCGCTTCTTTGACTCGGCAAGCCAGCCGCTACCGCATGCGGGTGACGGTGAACGTTCCGTGCCTACCGGAGCCGGCGAGCACTTCCACCGTCAGGTCGGCGTCGGCACGGGTGTACGTCTCCCCGTCGGCCCGCCGTTCCCCGACGACCTCGGCCGCGGTGAGCGCCTCGCCGATCCGCCCGGCGAGTACGGGGTCGAGCCGCGCGGACAGCCGGATGGGCCCGCCTTCGTCTCCGATGGCGAGTGCGAGCCGGTGGGGCCGGCGCCGGGGTCCGAGGTAGCCGACGACGAGCGCGTCTTCGGTGTCGGCGTGCCGGACCTTCAGCCACCCGCGGCGGCCGGCGGGGTAGCTGGCCGTCCCCTTCTTGCAGACGACCCCTTCGATGCCTTGCTCTTGGAGTCCTTCGTACCAGGCGATGGCGACGTTCCGGTCGTCGGTGGTTGGCACGGCCTGGATCGGCGGCGGGATGTCGTGGAGCAGGTCGACGAGGAGTTGCCGCCGTTCTGTGTAGGGGAGCGCCGTGGTCTGCCCGTGCTGGGGGTGTTCGAGGATGTCCCAGGTGGCGTAGCTGGCGGGGTGTTGTGCGGCGAGTGCCCGCGCCCGGGTGATGGACGACGCGGCCCGGGACTGCGCTGCGGCGAAGTCAATGCGCCCGTCGCGCCAGATGACGGCTTCCCCGTCGAGCGTGGTCCCGGGTGGTAGCTGCATGGCCGCGACGGCGAGGTCCATCCAGTGGCTGGTGACGACCCTGCCGGAGCGGGCGTACAGGATGACGGTGTCGTCGGTGCGCCGGAGGATGGTCCTGTGCCCGTCGAATTTCGGCTCGTACCACCAGCCGGGCCCGTCGGGGATGGCGGGTGCGGCTTGGGCGAGGGCGGGCCGGACGGGGTGTTCCACATGGTCAGGGTGCGTCAGGGTTGTGGTGGTGGCATGCCGAGTGGCCTGTCTGGGCGGCATGCGTCGCAGGGTTTCGCTCCGTCGCCGAGTTCTGCGCGGGCCCGTTCGGTGCTGATGGGTTGGAGGGTTTTTCCTGCTGCCCAGCAGTCGCCTCGGTGGATTTCGGTGGTGGGTGTGCCGATGCCTGCTTGGACGATGCCCCAGTCGGGGGTGCGTGGTCGCGGTGCCGGGGCGGGCGGTGGTGCGGGCTGCTGCCGTTGTTCGACCTCTTTGATCTGCTGCCGGACTCGGTCGAGGGTGAGGGTGAGCCACGTTTCCAGGGTGCGGAGGCGGTCAAGGTCGGGCGGCAGGTCGTACATGTGTTCGAGTCTAGCTCCCTCGGTCCCGTTGCACCTCGCGTGAAGCCTTGACTGGAAGTCTTGACTTGCTATCTTGAATGCATGCCAAGCAACGACAAGCCCCGCCTCCTCCCCACAGGGTTCTGCTGGTGCGGGTGCGGCAAGGAAATCGGGCTCGGGAAGTTCTTCGCCCAGGGCCACGACAAGATCGCAGAAGCGGCGTACATGGCCGTTCACCACGAGGCATCAGTCGCCCGCCTCCTGTCCGACGCCGGGTTCGCCCCGGGGAACCGCGAGACCATCCGTGAGGCCGCGCTCGACCGTGGCGGCTGGGAAGTCTGCCCCCGGGGCTGCGGGTACGCCGGGGCCCCGGCCAGCATCAACAACCACATCAACCGACATCACAAGGAGAAGTGACCATGGCGAACCCGCAGCTGACTGCCGCGAGCTTTCTGTCTCGCTCCGTCGAGGACGAACAGCGTCGCTTCGCCCAGGAAGCCGAGCGCCTGGCCGAGCAGGCTGCGCGCATCGCCGCAAACCCGCCGGCCATTGGGCGCGCGGCATCCGGCGACCTGACCCGCCTCATCGCGGAAGCCACCTACCTCCTCAAGCGGGCCGTCACCATCGAAGCCGGGATCGAAGCCGTCGGACTGATGAGCGCCGAGACCGCCACCACCGAGTGAGGGCCACGACCATGCGGGTGAAGCAGATCAACTTGGATGACGACGGTCAGCCTGAGGCGATTATTGTGCGGCTGACGTGCGACGAGGCCGCCTACCTGGCCCGGCTGACCGGCAAGCAAAACTGGACGACCAGCGAAGAGATCATGCCGGGAGGGGGTGCCCACAACACCGAGGTCTACGACACCCTCACTGGGGAGTTCTTCAATCGGTATTACGAGGACGGCGTGGACGACGCAGTCCGTGGAGCCGAGACCTCATGACGTAGCCCGCACAGCGCGACGCCCCGGCCAAGGTTCAGTTGGCCGGGGCGTCGCCGTGTCAGCGTATCGCCCACCCTGCCCGCCCCTGCCCTGCCACACTGGCATTGCCCCCGTCGCCTCCCCCGTCGACGGGGGCATCCCGAGGAGGACACCGTGACGCACCGCCCGTACCCGAACGCCGACCGCGCCCTGCGCCAGATCGACCGGCATGTCCACCCGGTGGAGGTTCCGGAGTGGCGGGTGAAGCTCGCCGCCGACGCCCGCCGCGCGCTCGCGGGTGCCGCCGAGGCCCTGGAGCCCATGGCCCGAACGAGCCGCCTCACGGGCCGCGAGTGGGATCAGGCCGCAGGCAGCCCCTTCTGGCAGGAGGGGTTGAAGGCGGGCTGACTCGCCACGCCGGGGCTGATCGAGCCCGGGTTGTCAGTGCCCGCCGATACGCTTGTCACATCAACCCCCAGGGCCCACGGCCCGCGAACAAGGGGATTGCTTACCGCCCCCATCCTGGCTGCTCCCGGGACGGGGGCGGGGCTGCGTCCGGAGGTATTCACGGACCACCGTGAAAACGCAGCTCACGACCATGTTGTGCAGATGCGTAACATGGTCAGGCGTCCGGCTCGGGGTGCAGCACGGCCTTCTTCGCCGCCTGCTCCAGCGCGTACCGGCCCTCCCCGGTGGCCTCGGCTTCGGCTGTCACCGCAGCCTGGAACGTTTCCGCAGCTTCCATCCACGGCTTCCAGCGCTCGGGGGTGTACGGCTGGGCCGTCACGGTCTGGTGCGCCTCGACAGCAGCACGGCACAGGTTGATCAGGTTCTCACTCGGATTCGCCACGGCCGGAAGCCTAAACGGCAGCACTGACAACCGGCCGTCTGCCATGCTGGTGTCATGGGCCGCTTCGGCGGTAGGAGGTTCTGCGGTACGCCTCCCGGATCATCCCCGGAGAAACACCGCCCCCAATCCACGGCCGTCCGACTGGGCGGCCGTTGGCTATCCTGGTGGTGGCCCGCTCGTCTGCTTCTGGGAAACCGTGGCACCCGAGAACCTGTCGGCTCATAGCCGGGCGGGCCGCGTCTGCCGGACAAGGCCGGGTCTGCTGCCAGACCCACCCGCAAGGTGCCCCAACAGCGGGACATCCACCGAACGGGACAGAGGCCCCGGAGACGTCCAGCCTTACGCCCGCCCTCCCTGTGGGGGCGGGCGTTCGTGCGTCACGGAACTACTAGTCGGGCGACTTCTAGTAGATCAACTGGTAGCAGTAGTAGTTACGCCGCTTCGGCGACATCCCCGCGCACCGCCGCAGCCCACTCCACCAACAGCTCCTCATACCGCAGGCGGCCCTCCGGTGACAGCAGCCCGCCGTCCACCTGCAGGCCCCGGATCTCCTCGTTCACTACAGCCAGCGGGCGGGCACGCGGCGGCACGGTGGGAGGAGTGGGCATGCCCGAAGTCTACGGGCGGGGTGTGACAATCAGCCCTGCCGTAGGGTCGAAACGTGATTGAGACCATCGTCCTCGACATCGGCGAAACGTTGACCCGCGACGACCGCTACTGGGCAACCTGGGCCGACTGGCTCGACATCCCCCGCCACACCATCAGCGCCCTCGTCGGAGCCGCCGTCACCCAAGGCCACGACAACTCCCACGCCCTCCACCTCGTCCGCCCCGGCATCAACATCGACGCCGAATACGAGGCACGAGAAGCAGCCGGCCGAGGCGAGAAACTCGACGAAACGGACCTGTACCCCGACGTCCGGCCCACCCTCGCCGGGCTCCAAGCCCTCGGTATCCGCGTCGTCATCGCAGGCAACCAGACTGAGAAGGTCGGCCGCATGCTGCGGGCCCTTGACCTGCCAGCCGATCACATCGCCATGTCCGCCGACTGGGGTGTCGCCAAGCCGAACCCCGAGTTCTTCACCCGGGTCCTGGACGTCGCCCAAGCCGCACCCGTCAACACCCTGTACGTCGGCGACCACCCCGCCAACGACATCTTCCCCGCCGCCGCAGCCGGCCTCCGCACGGCACACCTTCGCCGCGGGCCACTGGGGCACTGGTGGGCCGAAGACCCCCAAGTACGGGCCGCAGCAGACTGGTCGATCGACTCCCTCACCGACCTGCTCACCATCGTCGCCCGCTGACCGAACGGCCCCACCCCAGAGCGCGTGTCAGGGTGGGGCCGTTCGCGCACCAACAGCACATAGCCGCCGGTACGGTTCGGAGTGGACGCCCCGAACGGAGCCAGCATGCCACCCACCACCGCAGCCCAGGTAGGCCAACGCATCGCCTACTACCGCCGCGTCGCCCGCCCCCGCATGACACAACAGCAGCTGGCTACCGCATCATTCGTGTCGCTCGGCACGATCCGGAAGATCGAACGAGGGGAGCGCGGCGTCAGCGACGAGACCCTCGACAGCATCGCCGCCGCCCTCGGCATCGACCCCTCCCGGCTGGTCGCCGACCGCGAGCACGTCTCCACCCGCATCCGGGACGCCCTGCCTGCTCTGTCTGCGGCGATCGCCACCTACGATCTCCCGGACGACGGCCCCGTCCGCCCACTGCCCGAGCTCGCCGCCGCGGTCGCGCAAACCACCGCGTGGCGGCTGTCCGCCCAGTACCTGCAGATCGCCCGCACCATCCCCGACCTCCTCGGGGAACTCGCACGCGCCACCGCCGCCGCCCCACCCGGCGACGCCCAGGAAGTCGCCCAACTCCTTGTCACCGCCTGCCGGTCCGCCGACGCCGTCGCCTACAAGTACGGGGCCCGCGACCTGTCCGCCCGGCTCATCGAGCTGATGCGGTGGGCGGCACCAGGCGCCCACGACCCGCTGGTCACGGCCACCGTCGGATACGTCCGCACCGAGACGTTCTTCGCCGCCCACGCCCACGCGGCCGGGCTCCGCGCCCTGGAACAGACCCTCGACACCTGCCCCGCCCCCACCTGCCCGCAGACCGTCGCCGCCCGGGGCGCCCTCCACATGCGGGCTGCGGTCATCGCCGGACGCGCCGGCCAAGGGGATGCGGCTGACGAGCACCTCGACGAAGCCCGGATCCTCGGCGACCTCGTCCGGGAGGACATCTACCAGGGCACTGCGTTCGGCCCGGATTCCGTCCGCATCCACGAAGTGTCCGTCGCGGTCAGCCTCGGCGACGACCACGTGAGCCGGGCCTTCGACGTCGCCCGCGAATGGGCGCCACCCGTTGGCATGCCCGCGGAACGCCGCTCCGGGTTCTACGTGGAGCTCGCCCGCGCCCAGCTGTGGGGCGGCATGGCGGACGACGCGTTCGAGTCGTTGAAGGTGGCACGCAGGATCGCCCCGCAGCACACCCGCGAACACCCGTGGGTGAGGGAGGACGCGGCGACGCTGCGCCGGCTGAAGCGGGCGGACGCTGAGAGCCTGACGAACTTCGCCGAGTGGTGCCACGCCGACTAGGCACCCCTGCGGTACCCCTCACGGGGGTACTTGTGGCCCTTGCGGCACCTGATGATCTGTCCTGTCAGCAGCAAACGGGCAGATGGGAACCGCCATGAGACCGCAAGCCCCCGCACCCGCCGACGTCGCCGCCCAGCCGCCGTTCGCACGATTACACGGCCTCGCGTGCTGGCACTGCGGCGCCGTCACCACGCCCCTTACACCGGCCGGCGAGGTCACCCTCGACGACGACGGCAAGGTCTGGTCGGTCGTCGCCTGCGAGGTGCATGAGGGGAGGCCGCTGTTGTGACTGCCAGAGCGTTACCAGCGGTCACTACCCTGACCGAGGCCCAGCAGCGCGGCTGGGAATGCGTCTGGTGCCATGCCGCCCTCGGTATCGGACTCGGCGACGACCTCGGCGAGCAGCGCGCGCGACCACTACGCGGCGCGGCCTACAGCTGGTTCCCGAGGCAGTGCGCTGGCGTAGGGGCGTGCCAGACCCGGCAGGCCGAGGCGATGGTTGCCGACCACCCCGAACGCCAGCTGCCGACCCTGGCCGAGCTGACGTGGGACCAGGCTGCGGGCCGGGCCTGTGTGTGGTGCAAGAAGCTCCTCGACCGCGGTGCCGTGTCGGCCGGGGTGATCCGGGAGCGGGACGGGGCGCACGTGCTGGACACCGAGGTGTGGGCCGGGCCGTGCTGCACCGGAGCCGAGGCGTGA